TCATTGTAGATATTCATTTGAGCTAATGACGCTAATGAATTAAATATCTGAGGAGTAATAAATCCTTTCTGCTCCTTGTTTGTCAGATCCTTTAGTGAGTTATATACTTGCTGTACGCTAGCCATACGACAAATATACGAAAAAGAAAAGCCGCCATAATAGGCGGCTCATCTTCTACATCATCATGAGTTATGCTAACTTGTCTAGTCTTTCTTCTAAACTAGATAGCACAGATGCTCCTTTTTCAGTTAAGCAGAACCTAACCATAGTGTCTATGGTGTTCTGACCCACTGGGTTTGCAACAATAAGAGTATTAGCATCAAACCAATAACATCCGTCTTGTTTTATTTTTATAATTTGATAATCAGCAGCTTGCTGAATAGTAGATCTTACCTGAACCTGTGGAGAATCAAATGCCTCCATAAATTCTTTTGTTTTCTTTTTAGCTATGTTAAGTAAGTCGTATCTTATTTCAGACACAGGCTTGTTAATGTCTACTTTGAAATACATAGCTATAGGTAGTAGATCGTTTATCTCCTTATCCCTTACTATAGATACAGCCTCGGATAAAGCAAACTCTCTTTTAAGTTCAGCTTCAGCTTCTGATTTCTTGTCAACTCTTCTAAATATCTGACCACCATTCGCCATATTCATAGGGTGTGTATCTAAAAAAGATCTTAAATTTGGTTGATCTTTACGTACAAACAATCTACCATCTCTAAAGGCAACACTCTGTCTAAGAGCTTTGTCGCTTTGCTCATCAGTATATATAGACGGCTCGTTGGGACAGTATCTAATTTCTCTTACCGTGTCTTTTTCTGAGTCGTATATAGTTACACCTTTTTGAGGTAGCATAAATACAATACCAGCTCGATTAGGTATTTCGTATTCAGAATGCTGTAAAACTTTTTCTTGGCGCTTGATACCGCGCTTTTTCTTTTGTGCAGGCGGTGCCTGTACGGGCTGAGCTTTTGGGGCCTCAGCTGCCACTTTTGCTTTTGTCATTATGTATTAAATTTAATTTATGTTGTCGGTTTGTACAACTCGTACAAATCTTGTGCTAATTTAGAACAATTTGCCTCACCAATATCTCGCGTTATTACACCGAATCTACCTAGAGTACCTGCAAAGCTATTTGTTACGTTACCTCCAGAACTACCAAGCTGCTGTATGAATAAGTTTCCATCAGTTCTACCTCCAGTTCCCTCTGTAACTTTTGCTCTTAGTCTATTTTTTATTTTACTTGTGTCTAATATTTTATATTTTGATCCTACTTCTTTAAAATCAGGCTTAGATTTAGATTTCACTGTAAACGCTGGTGCAAATGCAACTACTTCGCCTTCAAAGTTGTAAAGATACAAATTAAAGTCTTTGTCTCTTCTGATGACAAACGAGTAACAAAACTGTCTTTCGCCTATAGATGCTATTGATGATGGATCGGGAAAAGAATAAGCTTCCGTACCGCTTGTAGATGTGTTTGTTTTTACTTTAAATGGATGACCTAGCAATCCATCATGTCTCATAGAAAAAGAGCTAGAAGCTCCAGCTGTAGAAAAACCTGTCGTTTCTCCAGCATCATCGCCAAACAACACGCCAAATCCTTCACCGCCTGTCCCAGAGCCTGCATCACCTATAACAAAATACATAGTGTAGTCGTCTTTAACTGTAATGTCTGGCACATCTAGGAATGAGTTGGATGCGAATTGAGCACATATTTGACCAAGCCCAACATCAGCAGCTGTGGCTTCAGTTTGTGTGGTTACAGATCCAGTTCCTGATGTTATATCGTATGCAGCACCTCCCGTTCCTGCATTTTTCCATTGAGCTGCACCTACAGCTACAATATCTGTATTATCTACAGGATACATGCTTTCGTGGTTATAATCTACAAAAGGTCTGTTCTCTCTACTACCAAAATTTATTTCGCCTATAACATTTAAGAATCTAGTAGCTGAATCACCTGTGCTTACCTTTTGTGTAACACGTTCTGTAGGTTGAGATTTAATTTTTGTTGTTAAATTAGATACATTTTCTAAAACAACCTCAGATATTGGTGACGAACTTTCAAGAACATCAAACTTCATAATCGGCTTACCTTCTGTGCTACCTGCAAATATTAATATTTTTTCAATTATTAACATTTCTTGACCAACCGCACAAGCTATGGTTATATTTGTTTTTTCAATAGAGTCCCCAGCAAGCATTTCATTATCTTCGTATACACCAGCGTCATTAAAAGTTATGTTGATTTCACCTTTACCTGCTGAAACAAATGCTATCTTATCTGCAGGTACAGCAAGAATCGGTATATCTTTACCGTTTTCAGAAACCCTTTTAACTGGACCTACTGGATCTGATCTACGGAACAAAAAAAACTTTCTGGTCATGTTGCAAATATACTAATTAATCAACCGTGTTGACTTTGCCTACATTAGCAGTGGCTACTGTGTTAATCTTACCTATGTTAGCAGCTGCTACAGTATTTACATTTTGTCCATAACCGCTTGCTGCCGTATAATTAATCTGTACAGATAATTCAAAAAGTCTAAATTGAGTGAGGTCAGTTCCAGTAATTGAAAGTCTCATATCGTCTACATCACTAGCAGAAACGCCACCCGCAAAGTTTATTGCAGTTGCAATTCTAGTCGTAGGACTAAAGTTTGTTGTAACAAATGTTGCATCGGATATACTACCAAATGTTGTTGCTGATGAACTATCACCTATATCAACTTCAAAACTAGCGTCAGCACCTCTTGCTCCATGTTTTTGCATTACTGCTATAACAACAAAATTATCAAACGTAGCCCCAGCTAAACCACTTGTATCATCTAATCCAACTACAAAACTTTGGTTTGCAGATGTGTTATAAACATACGTGCTATTATTTTGATCGTTTATTTTAGCAACATCAAATCCACTTCCAGATTCATTAGCAAAGTTACCTGAACTAATCTCTGCGTTTGGTCTTAATAATACTGATGGCATTACGCTACTTCTACAAACGCTCCGTCTGGGTTAAACCATATCTGCCCACCTGTTGCGTGTAAACAATACCCAACAATTCGCACTATGTCCCCAGAACCAGAAGGAGCAGTTGCTGTTATCTCGCCAGCTGTTGTAGATACAAACAATACGTCGCCTAATGCTCCTGGGTCGTGATTTAATGTAACCGTGCCTCTTAGTAGCATACCATGTGTTGCAGAATTAAGCCCTAAAGCAACAGCTAACAGACCATCACATGTAGAAGCTGAGTCAGCATCAGCCTCCTCCCATGTGCCATCTGATTTATAGTGGTATAATTTACCTGCAGTTGTAGATGTACTACCGAGAAATATTATATCTCCTTCATGAGATCCAGCTGATGATCCGTATAAATGAGTTACTGGAATATTTCTTGAAGTAGCTCTTAAAGAATCTGTAACTGTATCGTTAGTAACAGTAATTGAGTCCGCAAGAAGAATGTTGTCTTGTAAAGTAAATGTAGGTGCAATATTATCAACCATTGCAAAAGTTACGTCAGACAGATGAGTATGCCTCTCTGCGTAATCCATTACTTTTATAAACGCTAGTTCACCAAAGTTAATTTGATCAACTAATTTTTTATAAAAATTCTTTATATTGATAAAACCAGTATCTATAGTAACTCTTACTTGCGTTGCGTCAACACTTTTAGAGCCTTTAAAATATAAGTCAATTATAGAAGCGGTCTGAGTTTCAGCGCCTATAAAACTAGACACAGGAAAACATAAAGATTCATCCATTTCACCAGATGTAGAATCTTTGTTGAAGTATAAGAATTTTTTATTTGAATCAATAGCCATTATTGAAAGCTTCCGTCTAATGTTGTTTCTATAGCTGTTATGTCAGGATGTATAAACTCGCTATTTGCCTCATCAGCTATTGTTATAAATGGGTTATCACCAAACGCTATTTCATCAGCAATCTCAGACATAACCTGCCTACCTGTATCTTCTGTTATAGAAAGCACTATAGAGTAATTTACACCTTCAGTTTGTAATAAGCTACTAAACGATACAGTCAAATCGGTTCCGTCGGCGCTTATTTCCATGTCAATAAGATCTGCTGCTGGCATTAGAGCGGAGTCATCGGTACCGTTTTGAAAAAACAAGTATTTAAGCATATGACAAATATACGAAAATAAAAAAGGGGCCGAAGCCCCTTTCTTGTAGTTAGTACACTATTAGTTCAGATGAGTAAACACAAAGTTTACCTCAACATTTGAGTTAACAGTAACAGCGTGATCGCTGTGTAAAAAAGTCAAGAATATACTTCTTTCATCGTCTGTATATCCTACTGCAGCAGCTGGAGTTGTATCCACTTCGCTTTCTGAAAGAAAATCAGCAGCAGCATTTCCCGTACCTGTATTCAGTAAGTATACTGTATTTTCAGGTATTGAAGTGCCCGCATCAAGAAATCCGTCGACGTTGGTTCCGAGCTGAGCACCACTTGAAGCGGTTCCTAGCTCGTAGCCTACTTGACTAGAAGATCCATGCGTAGATGTATTTGTAAACCTAACGATAACTTCTCTTAGAATTGTTCCAGCAGGCTGGGTAACTTCTATGATTGCGCCGTCAGCATTTTGAGTAAATACATCTGTTGCTGTAACTCTTTTTGCAGCTGTAACTGCTCCTGGTCCGTATTTGAATGTAGCCATGTTTTCCTAAGTTTTAATAGTTAGACAATCAACGATTAACCCTTAAGAAGAACGTGTTGGTTAGCAGCACGAGTTAATAAACAAACTTCAGAACGGTAGTGGAACGTAGCAACGTCCTTACCTGTACCTCCATTGTTTGTGTGACCTAACACACCACCGCCTGTTACCCAGTGCTCCATTTCACGAGAGTACCCGTTAGCAGCCTTGTACTTCATCTCAAGAGCTGGTGACTTCATGCCTGAACGAGCGTCAGCTACGTTAGCAAGAGGTACCATAACACCCTGGAACTTAGTAGAAGCACCAACAAGAGTAGGATCGTTAAGAAGCTTCCAGTCATGCTTGTGGAATGTGTATCCAGCACGAGTGAACGACTTAAAGCCAAGCTTTACAGCCATATCAGAATCGTTATTGAATGCACCAAACTGACCAGGAAGACCTGCAGTAACACCAGTAGCGATACCAGTAGCTAGCATGTCATCGATAGCAAGATCCTGCTTTCTGTTTAAGTACATAGCGTACTCAGAAGGCGCTCCCTGCTTATCAAGCTCAAGAATAAGATCATCAAACTCAGAGAAGCTATCCATTGGGTTAGAGTTAGCATTTGTGATTTGGATACCACGAGACTCAAGAGCTGTAATGTAACCCTCAGATCCTGCACCACCAAAGTCATTAGATCCATCGTTTAACTCACCGAATAGAAGAGTCATCTCACGACGGTCCATAAAGCGCTTACGTGCTTCCATCTCTCCGTACATAAACCAACGGTAGTCACCGTTTCCAATGTTTACATACCCTACGTTTGTAGCTTGAGATCCAGCAACCTCGAAACGATCCTTTACAATAGCGTAAGAATTGATTCTACGGATAACATCTGGTTGGATAAAGTTTGTAGGTTGATCAGTTCCCTGAGCGAACATGTTACCGATGTGGATAAACTCACCACCAGAAGATGTGTCAACTTCATTAGTACCTGAAGCGTTTTCACCATCTAAACGAATGAATGTGTAGTCGTTAGCAGCTGTAGTATTAAAGTCCTTAAGGATTAAACGTACACCTGTAACTTTATCCATTACGATATCACCAGCCTCTAGTACAGCTCCTGTTGGAGTTGATACAGCGCCTGATGCTCCTGTAACGTATGTTAAGTCTGCTTGAGGCAGGTTAATTTCGTTAGAAGCAATGTTAATGTTGCTTCCGTAAGCTAACACTTTGTGACGACGACCAACTTCGTAGAATTCTACTTGGTCAGAAGATCCAGCAGCAGTGATTGCTCCTGTCATCTTTAAAAATCCAGTGATACCTTGGTCTCCGTATGTTTCAACCAGCATATCACTTACGTCGGGTTTACCGACTTCATTAACTCCTGATGCAGCAGCGTTCAAAAGATCACCGATAGCCGCATATTTTTGCGGGCTCGTTAAGATCTCATGTCCTGCTATATCAACAGTTGTACTTGGTATAGTAGCCATTTTTTCTTATAATTTTTATAGTTTAAAAGTCATCTTAGAAGAATTTTGACTCATAATCTGCTTCACCTGCTCCGCCAGTGGATTTGCACTCGGTGTCGAGTTTGTACCCTGTTGTGGAGAAGCGGTTGATACATTGGCTGCTTTCTCAACTAAGCCTTTCTGACCATCACCTACACCTTGTCTGTAAGCTGCGCTTACGATTTGGTCGATGTTGTCAACAACGGCTCTATGCGATGAGAGTGCATCAAAGTCCCATGTACCATCCTGGCGCACAAATGGATCAAAGTATTCCTCTAATCTTGTATTTTTATCTATTAACTCAGACTTGTAGTTATCGTCAATCGTAAACGTAAAGGTTTTGTCATTGCCTAGATCGAATTGCAATCCAGTCAAATCGTTAACCTCGTCAGTCATTTCGTTAACCCAGTCGTCGGTAATAAATGAATCTGCTGGAGCCTGCACATTTGGAGCTTTGTATTTTTCACGAATCTCCGAAATGTTTTTACGTGCATTCTCAGCATCTATTTTAAGTTGCAGTTGCGATAGTTGTACCTGCTCAGCACCGTGTGTTTCGGTGTCAAACTTGTACTGATTCTTTACGAGTAAGTTTACTTCTTCGCTTGATAGGTTTGGGTACTTTGCAGCCATGTCAACCTTTACGGCTGTTAAATCGTTCATTTCGGACGGATTTAATGACTGATACTTAAACCAATCTTGTGGCGATCTACCTGTCGTTTCGACAAATTCTGCTATCGCCGCAACTCTCTCGTCAAGAGGTGATTGCTCCTGCTCATCCCCATAAAAATCATCAAAAGAATTAATGTCCGTACCAAGCCTTTCGCTCATGTAGTCAAGGACAGCCGTCTCTATCTGATCGTCTGAGTATTGTAGTTGCTCAACCGTTTCTGGTTGTGCAGTTGTTTCTTGTGTTGGAGGCGGTGCCGTTTGAGCCTGTTGTGTCGGCTCTGGCGTTACCTCTGGTGTATTAACCTGTTCAACTGGTTGAGACTCCTGTTGAGGAGCCTCTTGTGTTGTTGGGGTTGGTTCTTGTTGCATTGAGGCAGCAAGCTGCTCAGGAGTATCCATGATCTCCATTTTTTCTATTGAAGCGTTTTCCATTATATTTTAATTATTATTTTATTATCCAGCATACGCAAATCCAGTGAATGTTCCATCACTCTTTACGCTATCGAATCTTCCGTATATAGTCTGACCAGCAATCATAACAAGGTCAACCTCGCTAGTGCTTAAGGTTTCAAAAAACCCATCGCCAGCAGAGTTCATAGTAGCATCGTCAGCAAAAGCAGCGCCCGTTCCCTGATCTATAAATCCAGTGTGAACACTAGAAGAATCGCTTACATCTACATACTGAAATATATCAGCACCCTTTACCTTAACTGTTCCAGCAACTGAGCATGTAATTGCAAAAAACTTACCCCTTACTGGAGTAGCGCTTACGTCAGTTGTTGTTGCGCTTATAGCATATATATTAGTTGGTAGTTGATTGTGTGCGTTCATATCTTTATTTTTATTAGTCTCCTGATCCGATGAATGGTCCTGCCGCTGAGCTATCTAGTCCAAATACAGCAAATTCAATAATACTATCTACTCTTGTGCCGTAACACTTTAAGTTTTGATCCGCCGCAACAGGGATAAAACAAAACTCACCACCGCCTAACTTAGCAACAACATCGTTTGAGCCAGCGTTATTGTAGATATACATAAAGTTTTCTTTCTCAGTCTCTAGATTCTTAGCATATAGATAAGCCGTAATTAGCTTGTCGTTTGCAACATACAGGTCTAAAGCGTTGTTATGCACGCCTGTTTGTAAAACCTTGGCACGACCAATAGACCCACCATCTGCACTAAATGATGCATCGACGTTAAGGTTAATTGGGATGCTTAACACATCCGAACTTGTTAATGTAAGTGCGCCTCGGAGTAAACCCATTATGCTTCGTAAATTACAGCATACTCAACAGTCATTGCTGTGGCAACGCTAGGAGTAATTTTAATATCTTGATCTCCGTTAAATGGGAGTAAAGCCCAATCACCAGCGTAAAGCCTTCCAAGAAGCTGAGACTCAATAGTTACAATGAGATTTTCTGTAGCTACAGTGCTAGTATTTTTTAAGTACACTTTATGTGCTCTGTCATCAGTGTAATCAGCTTTAGCAATAAGTGTTACCTGAGATGTAGACGAAAATGTTTTTCTAGCTATTCCAGTAAATTGATCTAATCCAGTTACTGTACCAGCTTTAGTTAGTGTTGCCGTTGTAGACAACGATAGAGCGTCACCTGTTAAGTCTGCGCTCGATAATGTTAATGTTGCGGTTGTTGTTGCCATAATTAATAGTTATTTATGCAAATATAGTTATTATTTACGTTTCTTTTTTTTGACGATTTTGTATCTAGACACCCTGCCTTTTGTACGCTTTTCTTTAGCAGCCCTTGCTTTTTCATGTGGCGTTAGTTCTGACCATGTGGCTGGGGTTTTTGATGACACGCGAACAGTAGGGCGGAAGGTTCTATCCTTTCCACTATACCCCTTCTTTCCTCTAGGGGTTCTCCACTTTTCTTTGAACCAGCGCTTTAGCGCTAACCCTTTTGCTGTTTTGCGTACCGCCATTATTTTTTACTCTTCCCGTAATTGGCAGCCCCCATTTTTCTACACTTAGCTATTCTTCCGCTAGCGTATGCACTTGGAAATACTTTCTCGCCACGCTTTACCTTGTGGTAACAAGCGTCCTTTACCGTACCGCCTTTTTTATAGCGTATTTTCTTTTTCTTTACCTTCTTAACTCTTGGCATGATTAGATAATTTAAACTGTGCTTTTTCTACCGCACCAGGATGCGGTGCATAATCTCCTTTCATAAGGTAATATCTACCAGACTCCTCCATCCAGTGATAACCTTTTGGTGGGTCTACAGATACCTTTTTGTTAGATATCTTTAATTTTTTCTTTACGGCCTTCATATTAACAATTCCATTTTCTAAGCGCTTTATTTATTCTAGAGTTTGGATCTCTAGCTGTCTTAGCACTGGTTAACCTTTTCTTCATTCCACTCATTCTTGCGCAGAAAGATTTTCTACGTTTAGCCGCCTTACTACCCTTCTTTAGTTTTGACGGTTTTGTTGTAACAGCTGTCTTTAATTTGCTCCCTGGATTTGCAGCACGATAACGCCTAACACCTTTTGCTGTTAATCCGCCAGAAGGAGACTTGTCTCCACTTTTTACAGAAAACTTTTTGGGCATCTTACCGCCCTTGCGCATACTCTTACATCCATGCTTGCAAACCTTCATTAGAAGTCACTCATTATAATTTCATCGACCGCCTCTTGCACTTCATCTTGAGTTGCCTCAAGTTGCATCATAATGTTGCCTTGAAATCGTTTTACTTCTTCTCCTTCATTAAATATAATTACAGTTGGCACTACCACAATTTTATGTTCTTTTTGTAGCTCTGGCTCAGCAGCTATATCTACCCTCTTGCCTTTACAGTCGCTAAGCTCATCAATCCAACCTACACTGTTAGCAGAGTTAAAACTAGCGTTAAACTCAACAACACATACTCCTGAATCTGGTATACCCATACTAAGAGATGTAATTGCAAACAAACATATGTAGATTAAGTTATTCATTGTAGTTTATCTATTTTTTCTTCGATGCGGTCCAGGTCCTCTTTCAGCTCTGACACATCTTCTTGAGTTGTCATAATTGTTTGACGTACTAGCTGGTCCTTCATATCAAACTCCATGCGTGTAATCTCTGGATCTGCTGGCTCTGGTAACTCCATGGCTAAAGCGATGTCTGCTTGAAGAGCAAACCACATCCCAATAAGGGCTGCTAGCCCTGCTATACCCATCCCTATTGTTTTTAGGTCTAGTGTTACTTTAGTATCTTCTCCAATTTGTTTAGCCATTACAATATCACATAGTTTAGTCCGACAGAGAAATCGTGCCATTCTCGATTCCAATACTTATTGTATTTACCCTCTAAGAATACACCAAGACTCTTGTTTAATCTCCACCCAAAGATAAGGCCTGCACCGTAATCTATCCATTGCCCCCCTTCAGTGGTTTCGAAGTAAGAAAACTCATCGTCAGTCTTAAGGTGGTACGGCATCACACTAGCCCAACTATGCACCCAAAACTCTTTAGAATACTTATAGTAATCATACCCAACTACTAAAGAATAGTTCCAAACATTAGGAAGCTCACTTCTCTTCCTAGCTACGTAGTCGTCAATAACTTGAGGTATAATAACTTGCTCCCAAACATCAACACTGTTAGCTACGAGCGTGCCATCTGGAGCAAAGTATTCACCACCTTGTACGTCTACGGTATACCCTTCTTGTAGAGCGAGGCTTGTGTAGTGTATATTGTTGTTTAACAACACCCACTCTTCTAAAGCATCATAGCCGTAAGGTTCTGATATACGTTGAGCAACACCAATGTTAAAACTGAGGCGGTCGTTTATGTTAAGTCTTAATCGCTGAGACCCCTCGAAGTATTGTACATCTGCAAAACCATCCTGCAGGTATTCAACCTTAGCTATCCAATTTTTTGCTACATATCGTAAGAAATAGTCTTGATCTAAAAAGTTTCTACCTTGTTGTCTACGCCAGTCAGCCTCAAACAAAAACTCAAAACCTTTTACTTTACCGATGTTTGCTGCATCACTGTAAGATTTTTCTGTACCGTCATAAAAAACATTAGCCCTGTTTTCGTATCCAAATCTAGCGATCTTACGAACACCAGCTGTAATAGAATAATCAAAAGGAGTTTCAACAATATCAGTCTGTAAACCATTCGTCACGGAATAGATGTTGTCGTCAGCCACAGAGTTACCACCACTAAAAGCAGTATAGAATGTAGCATACTTAAATGTTTTCTTTAGAGTTTGTCCTTTTGCTTCAAGAGTGGTGCCTAATATAAAGGCCACGATCATGATCAAGGCATAGACAAATACAGTTAAATCTTTTTTCTTTGTCATTAGAATTCAAATCCAAAGTTGAGTATCATAAATCTAAATCTTGGGCATGCCTTTTTCTTTTTCTTGTCGCATGCTGGGCATGGGCAAAACGAAATTTCAAGCACGCTTACTGTGCCTAATCTAAAGTTTAACTCATACTTCTCTTTTTTGTTATAAGAGTTCCAACTGTTTATCCAATTCACTTTCATGATTTTATAATTTTCTTGTTAATAATTATTCCATTATATTCTATTACAACCTCATACACTCCATTAGAGAGCTGTGAGAGGTCTATTGTCTTGTCTGTAGTCCCAACCACTACAAGCTGTCCAAATGCGTTATATAGGCTTGTAATAGCCTCTACGGGGGCCTGCACATTTAAGATCATGCTTGCAGGGTTAGGATATATAGTTATATCTCTTGTTGTTTCTAGCACTCCTTGCGGCCATCCTTGCTCGCAGTATGAGTAAAGATCTACGCACGTTTCATCCCATGCAACCTCACAGCAATATGGGTCAATATCTATGATCCATGCGTAACACCCGTCGTTTAACCAATAAGGCTCTCCAGGGCCTGTGATACACCCAGCATCATACAGACAAAGATTTTCATCAGGAGTGTTTGCTAACTCGTTGTAATTAAACGCATCAGGGTCCATGCAGTCAACTAACACTTCAATACACGAGTCTTCTAATTCTGTGTTAGCATCTGGATTGTAATTAAACGCATATGGATTCATACAGCCATATACATAAGGTATACACCCTCCGTTTTCTGTATTAGCTTCTGGGTTGTAGTTAAATTGCGTAGGATCAGTACAGCCAAAGATAACTGGGATGCAATCGCCTGCATCTGTTGCTAGTGCATTATAATTGAAAGCGGTCGGATCTTGGCAGCCTACAACTTCCAGCTCATTACATACTCCGTCACTATCATCATCATTAATGCAGCTATTATCACAATCGTAATACTGGACTGGATAGTTACAGTCAGAGTTTGTGTTGGCTTCAGGATTGTAGTTACATGAAGTTTCATCAGTACATCCATACACATAAGGTATACACCCATCTCCACAAAAAGGAGTAAAATGATACACCGTCCAGTTAGGTCCAGTAAATGGTTGAAGAGCTCCCTGCCCGTTGTTTATAAATGGATTACTTCCCTCAGACAGCAAAGTATCTCCAGCTTCATTAAGGACATACACTGAGTTATGTAGTGTTTGGAAGGCAAGCTCTTGAGACGATTGCTGTTGATTACCAGCTTGGAAGTAATATATATCAACCTCTTCGTCAGAGTCTAAAGTGATATTCCACGACTGAGAAAACTCACCAGGTCCTACAGTAAACATCCACTGTTGCTCACCCTGCACCATACCTATAGTAGAATTACCCCATCCGTCAGCTGCGTCATCCTCAAGGATAATCTGTATGCTACATGGGCCTACAAGGTCTGATATTGTTGCAGTGCTATCGTAGTTTAAAGCTTCTGGATCTGTACAACCCCAGGTATGTAGCGTTTCACAAGTATCTGGCAACTCAGCCTCTGGATTATAGTCTACATAATCATCATCCATACACCCGTAAATGGGCGGTGCTGGGGGACACGGCTCTGTAAATATAGCCCCAGAGTACATTGTATTACCGTCGTCAAACGTAGTAAATGCTAGGTCTTCTAGCTCCCATAATACACTGTCACAGGCTGTAATAACACAAGCCCCATCCTGACCGCCTGACGCATAACCGTTTAGTCCGTCACCAAACTCATCTACTAATATTAATTCAAACCCTAAGCTAACACAGAAGTTATAAGTATATGTAGCAAGTTGATCCCCAAAATCAAACTCACCAGGTATCACTTGATCATAAAAATCACCAGTAGCTATATCAACTAATGTGAATCCAGTTTCTCCAGGCCATGTATCTAGCGTAAGGTCCATAGAAACCAAAGTCTCTGTAGAATCGCACTCAAATACATTGCAACTTCCGTTATCAATATTAGCCCACGGATTGTAGTTGTTAGCAACAGGATTGGTGCATCCAGGAAGAGGTGGCATACATGGATTGAGTGTAAAAGGTATAGTGTCTACAGCTGAGTCAAAATCATACACCGCTGTGTCTAATCCACAATTATTGCTTATTCTATACCAACCCTCTCCAAATTGACAACATATCCCATCACCAAAAGCATCCATCATCACAAAATCATAATCACCAGAGGGCAAAAATACCATTTGGTTTTGTAAAGTGTTGTTTTGAAGAGGGAAGCTGGTGGCTACAATATTTGAATCACTAAGTATTTTCCAGGAGCTTTCTCCAGCGTATTGATCTGTTTGAACCTGAACATCAAGCCAACTTCCTTGAGATAAAAGAAACGTAGGCATAAAAAATAAAGCGGATAGTATATATCTCATCTTAATGATCTTGAATTAAGTGTAACCTCTATATTAAGTTTTGTAGGATGTGTAGCTGTAGTTGTTATAACAGAAGATTCAGTAACTTTTGTAGTCACTACAACAGGCTCTGTTATATCCATACTGCTTGTAGATGTATTTATTGTAATACTCATTACAGAAGAATACTAAAATCGTCTTTAACAATAAAGTTTCCAAAAAGTATTGTTCGAGCATTGCCTTCACCGTCAATAGTATCACTAGCGTCTACATATTGTATATCATATCTATGAGTTCCTGCTGGTAAATTAAATTTTAAATCAGCTGCTGAAGCCTCAAACCTAACTTTACCTGTAGCTGTCTCTGCTGTTGTGCTCTCGTCGTCTGTAAGTATTTGATCTGTAACAATGGTCGGAGGAGGCACTACCGTGTTAGTCCCCATTCTAATACCATTTTCTGCAGCAACTGCAAAATGAAATGTATCACCATGTAGGTTTAAAGGATTATCACTAGAATCTTTTAGTGTTAGTTCTAATTTAAAAGAATCACCACGCTTAACAGTGATGTCAAGTCTTTTTGATATGTCGAAATTTATCTTTGCCATTTTACATCATTTGCTGTGGCTCTGGTTCCTCACCCTGAGCTATTTGTGTGATCTTCATTTGATTTTCTGCATTATCCTCTTGACGTTGATCCTTTCTATCCTCCTTCATTATATCTAGCTTCTCTTTGAAATTTTGATCATCCTCTTTAAATCCAAGAGTAGCCTGAGCTCGTATTGTTTCAATCTCTTTATTGAACTCATGTCTCATCTGAGCTAGCTGCATTTCAAGCTGACCCTTCAACTGTATCTCTTGCTGGTCTATTTGAGCTTGCGCTTGCAATTCTTGCATACGAGCTGCTGAAGCTTGTTCTGCAGCCGCTGCAGCTTGTTGAGCTTGCTGTTGAGAATTCTGCATAGCCATCTGCTGCTGCTCCTGCATTCTCTTTTTTCTACGTATAATAAGCAACCTTTCTGCCTGATTAACATCCTTGATGTTTCTTATAGCCATGGCATCTTCTAAATCAATCTGTTGCTGCTGTATAGCCATCTGTATATTCATCTCCAGATATTCTTTATCCTTATCTTCCATCTCCTTAACAACATGCACCCCGAAGTTGTACATAGACAATTCCTTAAACGAAGTAAGTACATTCATGTTTTCTTCGCCTATAGCATTTGTATATATCTTGTATAGAACTGAATCCGATGGAAGTATCTGTAAGCATTTAACAACATCCTGACAAACCCTCTTAAACAACATCATTGATGCGTTTGTGATATCATATATTGCATTATTACCAGCATTGATTGCTTGCTGCTGAACACCTACAAGAGCATCACCTTTTGGTGTAGAAGCATCCATAGCCTCATTGATACCCGTCGTATCTCTAATAAGCTGCATGTAGTGATTATACAAACCTATGAGCTCATTTATGTTTCTTATAGTATTTCCTATCTCACGTATAGGTGGGTTTTGAAATCCTCCCTCTGGATTTTTACTTCTGTAATAGAAGACACCAGTCTGTTCGTATATATCATGTAGCTCTAGAGGTTGCAACTCACCGCCTTTACCTAACTGTACATTCTCTAAACCTTCAATATCTATAATTAAACCGTCTGGCTTAGCTTTAGCTATCGCTTGCTGTATCTTTAGATGTGTAAGCTGTAGCATATCTGCAAATCCAGAACAACTCTCTACCATAGATTTAGGTATCATTCTTCTGATATTGGTAGCTGCTACAGAATACGAAAGTCTGCATTTTGATATATCGTGAATGTTCTTTGGTACATTCTTAGATCTACCGTAATTAAAAAGCTTGTCAGCCTCCAAGATGTAGCAGCCTCCATAAACAACAGCCATCTCCATCTTGTGAGGAGTCCTCTCGAAGACACTACCAGACTTTTCTTTATAAGAAAAACCTTTGTAGTAAAATCCGTTATTACCGTGTCTACTTTCTTTTTCTTCAAAAAACATGGTGTCTACAGATATAAACTCAAAATCTAAAACATCAACCATATACTCGTCATAACCATAGTTTGTTCTGTTGAGGCGGTCGTCGTAGTGTTGTAGAGACATCTTGTTTGCATCGTTGCCTCTTTTATTCTTAACCTTATCTGCTATTTCTTTGTATTGCTCTTCGGTAAAAGACCCAGCTGACATTCTCTTCAACTCCTGAATAGACATTCTCTTTACACTTCCTGCATATACTAAATCCTCAAAATTTGGATCTTCCGTGTAGCTATGTATAAAAGAAGCTGGATCTACATACTCTATCGATATGCCTTGGTTAGGATCATTCCTTCTTTTAACAACACCCATGCCAAGTGTAACTATATCGTTAACAGCTCTTCTATATGTGGTATCAGAAAAGTTACTCCAGGATAATGTCATGTTTGTCCCGACCTGAGCAGCTATCTCAGCATCAGTCTTAATGTTAGTATCCATAAATATTTCAGCCTCCTCTAACGTGTCTGGTATATTATCTGGATCCATATCCAGAACAACACCTGTTTTTTCTTTCAAAGACTTCAATAACTCTTTTGCCTCCACTTGCATTCTCATCTTATCCTTTCTCTTATTCTTCTCAGAAGATGATAATGGATCTATAGATTCTAAATTTGGGTATGGATCTCTTGCTAAAGTTTTGTTTACGACTACTTTTACAAATTTTGGGAGTATAGGTACTGGAGTGTAATCTAAATTTAAAAGACTTCCGTCACCCTTGTTTGGTGATAAAGAATTTAAAAGCTGCTTATATATAGTTGTATCCTGAGTACCGTTAGAATAATCTCTGTTTCTATCAAACAATTTGTTTCTTCTAGCATACAGAGAAGACACCTCGTTCATTTCGCCCCACTGAGCGTGAATAGCCTTTGCGTACTGTAGTCCGTATGCATCAGACTCTTTGGTTTGTTGATCCGCTAACGGATCGGGAAAACCGTTCTTTTTATTTACGTTATTTTGTCCGTACATATTATGCAAATATAGTAAATCATCCAGTTACCTTATATCTCCTAAAAAACTGCTTTTCAGTAAAGTTACTTTTAGGCTTTGGCTTGCTTTTTTGAGCAGCCAACAAAGCTAATCCAGAGCTTATCGTTAAGTCAAATTTTGTTCTTTTGTCTATCTTAAATCCTATCCAATCCTCAAGTGTATCATTGAAGTACATATTCCCTATATTTCCTGTTTCATAGTTTACACCAACGTGTTCATGTATATACGATTCTATTGCTTGAGCATGTGATTGTATTACGTCTTGAGAGTTTGATGGTATACCTTTAGTTTTTACAGAAACAGTCTTTGTGCTACCTTTTAAATGTTGAGGCCTATCCATAAGATATCCGTCGTAACCTCTTGATTCAAAGTGCCTTGCTATACCATACTTGTTGTTTTCTATTAGTATAGGGTACCCATAGAAAAATGCACACATCAAAACATCCTCATAAAATATTTTTGCAAGATCTGGACGGGATGCATACTCAACAACAAACATATTTGATGGATTCTCCATATGAAATTTATTGTAAAGATGCAAGGCACCTTTTGAACCCCTACCGTCTAGCGTAGCGTCAAGATCATAGCTATCCACACCACCGCATCCTCTATCTGAAAAAGGCGGTACCCTTTTACCTCTATCTACTCTCACTACGTTTCTTTGAGATTCTGGCGGCATCCATGCTATCTTAAATCTACCGTTTACGTCTGGACTAAATACAACCTCTTTATCTTTTTCTTTCCATATAAAGTTACCTTTTACTACGGGATTTGGAAACAGCTCGTCATTATATTCTATCTGCTGATATATCTTACCTATATTAAATATACTACCCTCGATACTATCCCTGAAGGCTTCGTCTGTGGTAAAAGGGAATTGCCTAGTTACCTCGTTAAGTTCTGAAGGATCATGCTTAAGGCTCTCTCTTTCGTTTTTTAAATACTCCCTAGACCCTATAGAAATCATATCACCATCTATACCCTCCACCGCTTCTTTTGGTGTGCCTACAACAGGCTGGCCATATTTATCAAAAAAGCCCTCTATAGCCTGCTGGGCTGGTATAAATAATCTATATAGCCCGCTTATAGTTCTACCATTCGCGTTCCTCTCCAAAGGGTTCGAGTCCGCCCATAGCTCTTTGTACTCTTTTCCCCCTTTGCTCATCGGATTTACCGTGCTTCCCACCAAAGCCTTTCCCACGATTTTTCTTCCGACGATCAAACAAGTCCTCTGAATCCTCCATGCGTCTCTTATGTCTGTAGGTTTTTCCCATTTTCCTGCTTCATCTAAATACAATATGTGTAGCTTTTCACCATCGTATGCGTTGTTAGTTGTGTTTTTCCAGTTTATAACTGTGTTAAGCGCTTCACCAGTTTGTGATGTTTTGTTGTTTTTTGTAATACGCTTTGACGGTTCCCTAAAAGCTAGCTCCATACGTGGATTAGTTGTACCGTCTTGTATAGGTTTAAAGAAGAAAGGATAGTTTCTGAACATATAAACCACCTTCTTCATGAAAATATTTTCTTGAGCGTCCTTACCAGTTTTTGACTGTATGCCGAGCAGCTTGTCTTTAACTTGTGTTGCTTCGTCAACAAGTACAGCAGAACATATATTAGTGTACCCAGAACGACGGCACTTAGTATAAAGCTGACCAATGCAACGTGGATCAGCCTCGCATGCAGCCATGTGTAGAAAGATTTCATGTTGGAACTCAAGATAGTCAGGATAACCTATATCCATTTTGCTCCACTGAAGCATCATGTAATGCCTCCCCGTAATATATGTAGGTGTACCGTTGTTATAAAACCAAAAACCCTCACGCCTACGCCTAAACTCTTCCTCGATATATGGACGAAACTTCTCTCTAAACTGTTTTGGCATTTCTGCCCACTCATCCATAGAACGAATACGAGACAGTTCCTTCGGCATAGATATCCTTCTCCACATTTGCATAGAGTCTGGTTCTTTATATCCGATAATGTTTTTCTTCGTCGGCCTTTTTGGAAGGCAAATGAGTAGCCCACCGAGTTCGATAATCTCACCTTCCGAACCGTTGGGGCAAATCTTGATAGCAGGTTCATCATACTCTTCAGTATATAATAATACGTTCAATTTAATTTATTTTCTTGTAGAGCCTTTTAATCTAGACTTTTCAGATATGCCTCTATTTTTTGAAGCTTTCATTATTTTTACTTTGTCGCCTTTGTGATGTATGTCGTTGCCGTCACCTTTTTTTACTAAACCCATTTTAAGAAACCTTCTTCTACGCTTATTCCTTCCTGCTCTATTTTTTTTCTGCTGTCGAGATGCTTGAAACTTATCGTATTCTTTTCTATAGTTTCTTTTAGATAACTTCATATTACAAAGTTACTTCGAAAATCTTTCCGCAAAACCGCCAGAGTAATCCTTGGATTGTTCTATAGAACCGCTTTCATTTAAGTCCTTTATCATCTGCTCTAATCTTTGTCTTTCAACAAGAAGTTCTTTAGCATCTGTCGCTGTCTGTTTTATAGATTGTAGCTCAGCTTTTCGAGCACTACCATTTATCTCTGGGTCTACAGGTTTTTTGATCTCGTCAATCATGTTATTGATAGCGATCTCCATACTATTCATAAGCCTTTGTGCAGCTTCTATCGTGGTGAATTTAGACTTAGACATATACTCCTAATAAATCTTCCGCACGAGTTCGATAGTATTCCTGACCGTCTATAGTTATGCGATAATCTCTATTCTGTCCAAACTCAACAATATCTCCAGGCTTCAGACCCATATCCTTACCTTCTTGGCATAAATATGCAACTTCACCTTTTGTAGGTAGGTCATCTTTTAAAGAAACTACTTCAATAACAGAATCGTCATCTTCTTCCTGTTCTACAGCCTTTAATAAGCACCATCCTGCAAGACACCTTATCTTACCATCTTTTTGGCTTTTATAAGCTATAGCTTGATTATGAAGGGCTATGTCTGGGCTATAATTAACAAAGAAATGATTGTCTTCTCCAGTAAGTTTTTGACCTTCATTTAAAACAACCAAATGGTGAAAGTATAACTCATCGCCAACCTCTACACCTGTATTATATTTGATAGGTGGTGAAACAACTGGACCAGATGTCACTCTATTGGGGAACTGACCGTTTTCAAATCTAGTATCTATAAAAAGCTCAAGGCCTGAGTCGGTCTTTATGGTGTCGTTTATTTGCTTCTCAAGCTCAACGACAAAAACGTGAAGAGTTTTCATATCTTAAAAATTACAATCAAACTCCAACATACACGGCATCTCATCAATAGACTTCCATAACACCTGAGTGTCATCAGTATCAAGGTATACTAAGTATCTAGTTTTTCCCCACCTAACAAGATAAGCTTCATCGTATACTATAGCACAAACCTCTCCTGTACCAGCCTTCATCCCGACATAATACGCCATGCCGTTTTTAGGGTCTTTTCCGACCACAATTTTTCTTATTACATTTTCCATTTTATTCTAATTCTATTCCTGTGCCGTCAAGAAGATCATCTATATCTCTGTAGTATTTTTTTTGATCAGTATAATCTTCTCTTGGATCGTTCCAGGTATTATCAATAAAGTTTATTATATTATCTAATTCTTCTTGTGATTCCAAGCTATAACTGTATATAGCTTTTATTTTTGTGTCTCCAAATATGTTTGTATCAATCAACCCAGTAACCATGATAGATAAAGCCCTATCACGCATACCGTATCTATCAATAACTCTATCTATTTCCATAGATAGTCGCTGAATCTCTAAGAAAAAAGCTTGTTCTTCCATATCTTTATCCCATAAATTTATTTCAATGCCTAAAAGTAGAGTTCCAAAGAAACGTCTTTTCAGAGATTTTGCACTGCAAGATAAGAAATATATCTTAAGAAACCACCTTAAGCGACTAAAACAAGTTAAGCATAAAATAACAAGCGGTACTGATCTGAAATGGAGTGAGGTAGAGTTTTTACTGTGGGGTTACGATCTTCAGTTTTTTACTATAGACTTCGCATCAATGGATATGAAAATGAATAAGAACAATACACAGAATAGGTTTATATATCCTCTGCTTAATAAAGGATATTTATATAAGCATTTTGATAAACTCACACCATCTAATACATATGAAGATCATTTATTTAGGGATGAAACTAAATATAACTACAGAGTAAGATATGCGTTAACTCAAAAAGCTAGACTACTTGTGCAAAGAGTTTATAGAGAGTTAAATGTTTAGGTGTAAAACCATTGATCATTAGGATCCGCAAACATAGCTTGAACTTCAGTCTCTGTATAGGGATTATAAGAACTTAAACTAGATGGCAAAGAATCTTCAAAAACAAGCATCTGCCTTTTAGGACTATCAGAGTGAGCTTTATAGTTGTTACATATAAAATCAAATATTTCTGAATTAGTTAAAGATTTAAGCTCTTCTTCAGTAAGTATTGCATATACAGCCATAATTAAGGTATTGTTGTTGAGAAAACAGCTTGCGCTCCTAATGAACCGTTGCTATTGCCAGCTTCATCAGTGACGCTGTTATTCATCTTATAGTAAAGGTGTAAGTGATCATGACCTGTAATATCTGTAGGGGCTCCTCCACCACCTATAGCGAGCATTTCGGCATCCGTAAGAGCATCATCAAAAAAAGCGAATTCATCAGCATTACCCTTAAATGGATTATTTTGATCAAGAAGACCCGATCCAAACCGCGACGCTCCTATAATTAGATTAAGATCGTTAGTATAATTACTATGGTTGGCCTCTGTAATTCCAGAAGTTAGAGTTCCAGCTACTTCACTACCATTAACGTAAAGTTTGTATGAAGTAAGAGTTCCACTATTTTTAGTTACTACTACACCTATATGAATATAGTCCATTTCGCCATCAGTAAAATTAGCACTATTGCTTTGGTATAGTGCGAGACCTGAATTTGAAAAATGAATTAATGCTAACTTAGTATCATTGTTTCCTTTAAAAAAATTAAAGGCATTTTGTGCGCCTTTGTTTACGCCAACAAAACATTCAAAACTAGATTGGCCATCGTCAGGTTTAACCCACATAGAAATAGAAAATGATCCTCTTAACTGAGTTTGCAAAGTAGTATTTGTGTCAAAAAAATCAGTTGTTGTTGATTGAGGAAAACGAACAGAGTGAGTGTTTGTATAAGGAGTTTCACCTCCTACATATGGTGATAATATACTTTTTCCTAATCCTAACATTATGCTTGTCCTCCAAAAAATTCAGTTATATCCGACGGCTGCAATATAAGACTTTCTGTAAAATCTCTATATACGATAGTTACCTCCTCTCCATCTTCTAGTGCTTTTGCTATAGGCGGATACACACGCTTGTAAGCGGTAGTGCTCTTTCCTATAAAACCGTCTTTTTTTGTGTTGTTGTTTTCTTGCGTGTCACCCAGTAGTAAACATCCCGCAGTGTCCTCATCAGTATTACCGCAGTGAAGAAGAATATATTCAAAGCCTGGGACATCCAAGACATGAAGCATACCTTTATGTATGTCAGCAAATCTCTTGCTGTACTTGGAGTGATATCCACCCACAGTTCGAAAGCCGATATTATACTCTCCTTCAGGTATACAAGTTTCTCCGTATACTTTTTTCTCGCGACTTTCGTCTTCCAGCGTGTAGCATAGAAATTTTCGTGGTCCATCTGTTATATCGAATAATATACCGTTAGTGGAATCTTTACCTTTGTTGAATCTTATTACTTCTAGTTTCATTTTTTATTTTATTTAACCTTATTTTTTCTGCCTCTACGGCTGGATCTTTGCGTTTTTTCTTTGTGTTAAAGTATTTTTTTTTCAATCAAAATTTGTTTTTACGAAAACTTTATCGTATACTGAGATCAGCAGTCCAAATATACGACTGATTTGTTAACCATTAATCCATACGTTATGAAAACTAAAATATTATTAACAGCACTAGGGGTAGCATTACTACTACCATTCTTACCAACAGAGGCATCAGAAAACAATCGAAAGATTAGAAGGTACAACAGTGCACAGATGCAAGAACTTGTAATTACATACAGACATCTTCAGTCGCCTATGCCATGGGAAAAATAAGAGTGGTTATCTCTTTACAACTCTATAATTTCTACCACCCATCATCATGCGGCGCTTCTTTTCCTTTCGCTTCTTTAAAAAGTAAGCTAATAGCTCTGGGGGCATTTTACCTCCTTTATCGTAAACCCTGCCTCCGTCTGCTTGACTTCCCATTTGTTCGCTTATCAATCTCTCCTGTTGTTGAAACGGGCCAGTAGCTAATGTTTCCATCCCTCCAGTGTAGTCTGTATAAATAGGTTCAGGAATCCCAAGGTCTATCTGAGAAGGTCCTGGAGGTGTACCAGGATCTGGACTAGGATCAGGATCAGGATCAGGATCTGGATCAGGGTCTGGATCAGGGACTAGGGGTTCAGGTGCTTCCCTCATTCTCATTGCTATATCCTGCTCGCGTCTTTCAATCGGTATTGCAGTAGCTTTTAAAGGTTCTATTGGATCAATATCTTTACGCTCCTGCCCCTCTATGTAAGTATAAAATTGAGATGGACCAAATCTAACTAAATTCGTCTTTCCAAATCTTGAAGCTTCTAGTTCTTTACCTGCAAAAGGATTTAAATTATCTATCATTTTATATTCTAATTCACCCTCTCTATTTGTAAGAGACCTCTTAAATCCTTTTGATGGATCTCCACCTCTATACATCCTTTCTATAAAGCTAGCCTCACTTACTTGTGATTTATTACCAGCACTTCCAGCTTCTGAAAGTGAATTTTCATTAATAACCTCAGCATCTATTCCTTTAATAAAGTCTGCTTTAGTTTGATCACCCCATCCAGCAGTAAAAAAATCAATACGCTTCTTGAAATTAGGGTAGTCTTCTAAATTTATAACACCTAATTTAGACAATATACCCATAGTTTTCAAAGGTTTTCCCTTTGCGCTTTTACCAGTAAGTTCGGCATATTCCAGATTAGTAATTTGTCCACTATCCCGAAGCTCTTTAAATTTGTCTTCGTTCTCTTTTTGAATTTGTTTGATATCTGCTACTAGAGCCTTTCTAGAAGCTTCGTTAGCTTCTTTTTCCTCTTTGGTAGCTGCATACTTGTTGGCACCTCTTTCAATTGATGTATAGATGTCAGTTCCTGTATCTCCAGGAGCATCTATCTTTTCGTCACCTTTAAAAACAATATCTCCATTATCTCCATTATCTCCATTTACACCATTTACACCACCATTTTTCATAACCTTCATACCGTCCTCAGCTATTTTAAGCACAACCATAGGCTTTGCTTCACCTCCGTGCCCATAGCTCATCTTACCCCCATCACCGTATGACACCTTCATGCCGTCTTCTGCAAAAAGCTTTCCAGCCAAGCCCTGTAGTACACCACCACCAGTAGCTCCCTTCAATAGACCACCAGCCTTTTGAAGAATACCTCCACCAGCACCTCCGCCGCCAGTGAACATGCCAGCTATCTGTCCAACCCCAGAAATTCCTTTACCTATTTTCTGAATCATTGGGTTTTTAGATTTTCCAGCCAAAGCTCCAACAAGTCCAGCACCAGCGCCTATTCCGCTACCTGGTGTAACGGCAGCTCTACCTACACCTTTTAACACACCGCTACCTAATCCCTTGCCTTGTGCTATATTCCTGCCAACGGTAAGTAAAGCACCACCAATACCCATCTGATCGCCAGGCGGTACATACATACCTCCTGCTGCTCTCTTCTTTTTACGCTTACCTCTTATAACGCCTCTACCTTGTAAGATATCAGCCATGGTTATCTTACCATCTTTGTTTAAATCTGGGAATGATCTCCCGCCTTTTTTCATATACTTCATATCTTAACTTGCTATAAATACCTCTACAGTAACCGCGTTACTCGAAGGGTCGATTAATAATGATTCTAAATGGTGTAAAGTGGTAACTATATTACCATCAGTATCGCTTACAGCTACACCGTCCGCTGCTGCCCCCATAATAAAGCTCCTACCTGCAGCTAACAATATAGTGGCTGACTCGTCAGCAGCTGTATTGTCTTCTCCTGCATCTATCTGTAATGATAAGTTTACTGGTTGTGAACCAAGATTTGTTACCCTTATATACTTTACATCTTCTACATCTAATGCACCAGCTGTACCAGCTACGTCATCTGTGGAATCATCGAAAGTTACTAAAGTGGTATCTTGATCTGCTGGACATGTTACGATACGGTGGAACACCTGTGTTACGGATGATATACTTAATGTATTAGTGGATCCTCTGTCCGCTCCGTTTAGAGATATACTCTCTGTTATTGTTGATGTTAGTGTTGCCATTAGTTATATCTTGCCATCATTCGTTTTACCATGCCACCAGCATCCATTCTACCTGATCGTATTGGACCTGCCTGAGGTGGATTAAGTCTTTCAATCGTACCTGTTGGAGAGTCTAATAACTCCCTGGTTAATTTAGTAGCAGGCGGTAAACCAAAATCTGCTCTTCTTTTATTTATAGTTTGCAAGAGCCTTAAAGCTCCCTCTGCGCCTTCTTCACCTTGAACTAAACCTTCTGGATCAACTTTAGAAAGTAAACTTTCTCCACCACCGCCTCTAACAGCGCCTAAAAGTTCAGGATCTACCCCTTGTTTTAGTTGTGTTAACATGTCTCTAGTTGACATAGGAACTTCAACTTCCTCTCCCTGACCTGAAGGTACACCACCCTGCAATGGACCACTTGGAGTTCCTCTACCTTTTTGTAGAGCCTCTTCTAATATCATCTGCTGTTTCTGCTCCTCTTCTCCACTAAGACCTGTGACAGCTCCCATCGCATCTAGTATTCTTTGTCGTTCTTCTGGTGTTTCAACATTTTGAAGTGCTTCTAACATATCCTCTGTGCTGGTTCCTGGAGCAAACTCTTCTTCTGGAGTGCTTCCACCACGAGGTGGACCTACTCTTTTGAATGTTCCTGCTGCTTTTGCTTCGTCTATCGCAGAGATCTTATCCGCTTCTCTTGTCGCTTCCTGTAGCTGCTCCTCGTCTGTTAAACGATCAGACTCTTCTAAATCTCGCTCCTCCATAAGCTGTCTCATAGCTGCATCATTCTCATCAACACCTCTTAGCGCAGGTCTTTCTCCTTGATCTCTTTCGATCTCAGTTGCTGGCTTACCTTCCAACATCTCAATATTACGATCTTCTCTTGATGGTTTTTGCTCTTTAGCTATATCTCTTTCCTCTTTTCTAGTTTCTAATACTTCTTTAAGGCTATCCATTCTACCCTTAATACTATCCATCAACCCCTTAGCACCGCCACCTTTAATAAGCGCAGCTGCACCTAAAGCCGCGGCTGCACCGCCTAGTCCACCAAGCAGTCCACTTCTTCGCCTTCCTCTAGCCTCGTTTGTTAAATAGTTTAAACGTCTACGTTCTCTATTGGTTAATGTACCTCTACGAGCTTGTTTACGCAGACCTCTAAGCTCTGGTCTGTTAAATCCGCCGATAGATCCATCATCTACCTCAGGCATTACAAACGGTCTCCCGCCTTCCTGCATAGATTTGAGTCTTCGGTTAATATTGTCGAATAATGCCATGGAGCAAATATACTACTTTTTCATCTTCCTCTTATACATACTCAAGGCGATAGCAACCGCCTGTTTCATGGGCTTACCCTCGGCCATAATCTTCTTGATCTTGTTAGATATGTATTTTCTTTTATTTACTTTCACGACGAATGGCGTTTTTACCTCTTTTAAATATATTTACAACTTTATTCTTCTTCATTACTTTAGCTCTCTGCTCACCAACCGTCAATATTTGTATTTTTCTTGCAAAAGATTTACCGCTTCTTTTCACTTTTGATACGGTCCTCCTGGCATCTGCTGGTGTAGCAAACTTTATACGCACAGTATCCTTAGGATTCTCGTCTGTATACAGCCTTCTTCCTGAACCCTTTGGTTTTTTACCCGTTCCTACCTTTGGATCTCTCTTTTTTATGCGCATAGCTAACCTGTATTTAACATTTATAATGCTTATTCGTGTATACACACCCTAATCATCTAGATTAGCTTTGATATGCATCATATGGATAGCAAAGGTATAACATATTTTTTTAAAAGTCAAGATTAAAGTGCTGATTTAAGCAAAATAGTCTAATTGACCGCTTATCAATGCTTTAGAATGGGAAGGGGGTATAACCATCGCAAAAAAAATACGGATCCCCCTGGAAAAAACGGCGAGAAATGTTTAGGGTGGGGATTATATGTAATTTAAAAAGCAAATTTTTTGTAAAAAAATCGAAAATTTTGACCTCCCCCCTTCGCATATGGACGTGTGACATGCCCAAGTGTACGACGGTAACTCACTGATACCCAAGTAAGTAGTGCATCAAACTTAAACTCATTGTTTAACCGCATCGCAAATACACGAAATTGGGCACGGTTCGACGTAAGTGTGTGACAATCACCCCCGTACCATACACGTCTTAGAGTATAACTCTAACACGCATGCGCACAACCCTCAGTTTTATTGTTGATAATTACCCCCTCATTGTTAGCATTTATTGGCGATTTAATTGCAATACAAACCATGAATTATCAATACAAAATCTGCCTCGCGTCATGCACACGCAAGCGCTCGCGGCATAGCCCGAATTTTCGCCTGTTTCCACGCGGGTTACTTCGTAACCTTCCTGCGGGAGAAATCGCGCACGAAATTAATCCCTCAAAAACTTGACATCGGTGTTTTATTTCCATATCTTTGTGGTGTCGATTCATTCGGAATTGACGTAAACCAAAAATCTTATACATCATGCTTACAAGCACACTCATCAAGCAGGCAAAGAAAGCCGTAAATCAAGCGAAGTTCAACCCAACAAGCAAGCGCAAGGCACACGCTGTGAAACTCCTTAAGGAGTTGTCAGAGTCTATGGAGACTCTAGCAAACTTTATCTCTAACCTCGAAGAGGTAGCACCTGCACCGAAGCGCAAGCCAAAGCGCAAGGCAAAAGCGAAGGTTTCGAAAAACCAAAAGCTCGAAGCGCAAGCGCAAAAGCAGTCAGCGATAGCTGAAAACTTCATACCCGAAGCGGTTGCAGAGGTGAATGCCCTACCTGAATTCAGTGAACTACGTTCACTCGGCTACTCTGTTGAGGACGCAGTTCGCTACTGCAAGGCACTCATGGACGGTGCGCCACAGGTAGCGTAACACCCACACAAGCCAAGCACACAGGGTGCGAAGGGGTTCGAATCCCCTCTTGGCTCTAACCTTTAGAAGGTTTAATATACTACTCCTCTCATTTATGAGAGTAGTATATAAACCCTCTTACAAACCAAAATTTTATACATCATGAACTATTCTATGGATTTACTGAAAGAATACGAGAAACGTATACCGTACGCTAATACGCTCATAGACGGTGGATATACACGCCTTGCAGATGGCACAACCAACCCAACCGAAGGTTACATTGTAGGTGGTTTAACTGAACCAACCACTATGTATGCAGAGGTTGACGGCAGTGCATACCCTGACGTAAGCGCACACTTCAAAGCGTTCAAAAAGCTATGGGATAAGTATCACACGCTACTTGATGAACACCAAAACACATACCGTATGTACAAGTACGCCTCTGGAATTGGTGTAGGTACATGGATACACAAGGGGCAGATATACTTCGACCTTGTGCAACACCTGTATAGCCTTGACGTAGCTACGAAACTAGCGAAAGAGCATGGCGAAATCGCAATCTACGACTGTAAAAACCAAAAAGAAATATTGCTATGACACAATTAGAAAAAGCATCATTCGTGCTTGAAGTACACCACGAAACGCCTAGCGAAGAGGTAGGTGGTATGCTCTACATCAACGTATCGGAGTACCTGAATGTAGCCATACACCCTGAAGAAATCGAATACCTAGCTAAACAATATGACAATTTAAACCAATAAAAAATGAAGGATAAACTAATAACAATCGTGCTAAGCACATGGACAATCTTTGTAGTAAGCGTATGCACAATGGCGATAGCATCATGAGTAGAATATTCAACCCATACAGAGGATTTAGCTTTGAAGAGCTAGAACTAGCATACGAGTACTTCACATGGTGTGAGGACACAGAAGGCGTAAGCCTAGTGGCAGAGGCATTCTGCGAACAAGCAAAATTAGATATTAACTTTTAAAACCAATAAAACATGGATACAGAAAAAATTTATTCAGTGTGGGTAGGTGGTACAGAAGTAAACGACTACTTACTAACCTTAGATGATGCTACTATGCTTGCACACGAATTTAGTGTGCGTGGATACAGCGATGTTAAACTTGACAAATATCAATAAACATGGGATTACTAGAAAGAGCAGACGAAGTGTACGAAATGTACAGAGATGATGGACACCTGTGGGGTGTACCGCACACACGCGAGATCGATTTACCAAAGTACAAGCAAAACCTATCGGTGCGTAAAGAGTACAACGGTAGGCATGGGTGGCGAATCATAGTCAAGAGCTACGAAACTGACGTTGCTTTTGGGTGGGAGGGTGTAGGCACGCTAGTCGTACCAAAGCACCATTCACCCACTACATCTAAGCACATCAACTATGCTGCTAAACAGTTAGACATGGAGGTCAAAAAGCTATACTAATAACTACGTTATTACAAAAATAAATTTGGATTTATGGACTCTATGTCGTATCTTAGCAGTCCGATTCAATGGTCGAGGTTAGGCGAAACCAACCACGTAATTAGTAGCTATATGGCGTGCTACTACCCACTTGAATCAAACCAATCGAAAACCAATTAATACATCATGGACGTAATAGATAACATTATCGAAGTGTACCGAATGGAAGGGTACACAATCACTCGTGAAGAGGCAGTAGAAATCAACGATGCAATAGACTTTGCATACGAAACATGGACAAAAAACCAATAATCATGAAACTATTTGAAATAGAAGTGGTGCGTACATACACCACCACAATCGAGGTAGCTTTACCTGACGAACTTACGCCATCAGCCGTTGAAAGAATAACAAACTACGAGCTCGAAGGCGACGAATACCTGAGATATGAGTATCTATACGATGAGATATGGGATACGCTAGGTGAAGCAGAGCTTGAGCAATGCGACACAGAAATGCTATCCGTAAAAGCAAAAGTAAACCAATAAAACATACATCATGAAACGAGAAGATTTAATACATCGAATGAAGATGATAATTGACGACGCTCAGGTAGTCATAGACCACCTCGAAAGCGGTAAAAGTATGTACGAGCAGACTATACACTCTGACGATGCATGGACACACATATCCAACATAGAGATAGCCATAGACTTAGGTAGCACCGAGTGCATGGCATGGAAGGAATTTACAAAATCAATTAAATAATATACATCATGAAATCATTACTAATCAAATCAAAACTATTCGGGGAACTAGTGATACCCGCAGGAGACTTCGAAGAAAGCAGAGATATATGGTGGGGTTTATGCCCATACATAGACATCAACGTATTCGGAGAAGTACTCTTAGAGAACGGAGAAGATTTTGGCTTACAAGCTAATATATACCCCGTAAAGGACGGAGTAACATGTACTGACAGAGAACTCGAAGTTATAGAAAACGTAGAACTAATTTGGGACTTAACATCATGAATATAACAGACAAAATAATCGACTTCGAGTGCGGTCTTCTAGACGACACGGGAGTGCTAGAGCTATTCGCTGAGCTAATCAGCAGTGGTAAAGCATGGACGCTACAAGGTAGCTACGGGCGAACTGCATCAGCTCTGATCGATGCGGGTTACATAGACACAAACGGAAACATTACAATGATATGAAATACAATAAAACAATAACATTTACCGAAGACATAGGTAGGCTAGATAAGGACGCAGAGATTCAATTAGAGGTAAGCATAGACACAGAGCATGAGTGGGGTTGGTTTGAGTTATGCGATGTAGACGAAGGTGGTATGTTATATCACGAAGAAGGTGGGCTATGGCTTGAAGGTAAAGAACTTTTAGACTATGACGGCACAATGTGTATACACGAGAAAGTGCTTGACATACTAGACGAATGGAATATTAACACACAAAATGTGAGATAATGACAATACATCAACTACGAGAACTAAGAGAGCGAGTGCAAGAGGACTTGCTTACACACTTTGACGACATGCCAGACCGCACTTTGAGAACTATGTGCGAGATAATAGTAAGTAATTTTAACAAATATGAAGGACAGACAACGTAAACCAAAAACACAATCAGGGTTCGCATCATTCAGTATGCACGAACTAGCAGAACTAATTACAAAACCAATTAAACCAAAACAAAATGAGTTACAAGATACAAGAACGAGCAGAGAGGTACGTTGATATTATACGCAACGGATATAACATGGAGGACGAATTTGAATGGCTAGTACAGGCGGTGCTGTCCGATCCGACACACGCTAGAGATATGCTTATTGACGCAATAAAAGAAATAACAAACGATGGAACTCACTAACAATAACAAACTAATAGCAGAATTTATGAATCACGAATATAGATGTGATGCTCACGGCAACACATACCACAATTCGTGGGATTGGCTTATGCCTGTAGTGGAGAGGATTGAAAGTCTTGGCTATTGGGTAAATAGAAATGATGGTGATGTTACTATATATAACAAAAACGATATAGTTGTAATTACACCTATGTCAAGTGGGGGGATAGACATGATGTACAAGGCAGTAATAGAATTTATAAACCAATATAACAATGAATAACACAGCAAATTTTATGAAGATGTTCATGATGCTACAAGACATGAGCGCACCAATCGATGCTAAGGTAGAAGAAATAATCAAGCGCAAAGAAAGAATTGTCTTTGCTACGCCTGGCATAATAAAGCCAAAAGATTGGGAAACCTTAAGCAACAACGAGAAGTTAAAAAGATTAAACAAAGTACAAAATCAATGAGTGAACAAGAATTTAACCCACTAGAGGGGTGGACAAAGGAGCAGATTAAAACTGTTCTCAAGGCAAACACCAAGACAACTCTGTTGAAATCCGCTATGCAATGGCGTATCATAGCGGAACAACTACAAATGCAATTAAATGATTTACATAAAGCAGAGCATAGCAAAGAGCCTCAGGACGATACTTATGATGATACCGAAACGGGTACGTCAGTCGAGGACTAAGCGATGGATATATGAAAGCAAAATAACACACTATGACTACACAAGAAAGACTACACCACCAAAGACAGATAGCTAACGCTATACAAAGAGGTGCAACCACATACACTATTGATGATGCATCTATATTGTTACCGAAACCACAAGTATGCGGTACGATGACACAGCAACGCACCTATGCTATGGACAAAGCGTTTGAGATATTGATTGGTATGTAACGACATACTTAGTGAGCGTCTGGCAAGATCCGCTAGGGTGTGATGCCCCTACCCGATTGACTGCTTTTATTGGTTATGCATTGAGGTTCGATTCCTCTTGCTCACTCTAATTTAATTAACATGAATATATTTTATTTACACGAAGATCCAAGCGTAGCCGCTAGCTACATGTATGACAAACATGTAGTAAAGATGATACTTGAATCAGCACAGATGCTATGCACAGCACACCATCACTACGGTAATGGCGACAACGTGCCATACAAGAAAGCGCACTACAACCACCCATCTACCAAGTGGGTGCGTGAGAACTCACTGCATTACGATTGGCTGTACGAACACATGATGTCGTTAGGCACAATATATCGTTGGAAATACGGTAGGGAACACATGACAATAAGTAAATGCGAGGATTCTTTGTTCAGTGCGCCCGATGACATACCACATGAGTCATTTGAGCAACCGCCTCAATGTATGCCCGATAAGTACAAGTCAGAATGTTCAGTCGATGCGTACTGGAACTACTACATTGGTGAGAAACACAGCGTGGCTAACAAGAATGAAACAATTAAAACACAAAAATTCACATGAATTTACAAGTACTAATTCCAGTTGCACTGTTCTATATAGTGACAGCTATTTATTTAACATATCAATCCAATAAAGATGAGTAAAACAAAAGAATATTTATTCCCCCCAACCATGCAGCTAACACCCAAGCATGTAGATGCAATGCATCTTATCAAGCTGTTCGTGAAAGAATATGAAACTGCTAGGAAAGATAGAGATAGAACAATTTCTAACCACAAGCTAGTAGCTAAAATGTCAAACGTGTACGATTTGTGCAAAAACTTTGGATTTTGATTACAGAAGATGAAGCACTACGATACATAGACATCTTTATAGATGACTGTGAAGATGATGATGACTTCGATATAGTAGATTGTGCAGGTAATCTGTGCAAGATAGACATACAGAAGTTTGGGTACGATGAGTGGAAGAAATGGACACCAGAGGATATCGTAAAGATATTTATAGAGGTAACTGATTCCACAATGACTGATTTACTTGATCAACTAGCATCTAGTTATGCAGGCGAAGAGTTAATCGAAGAGCTGCTCGGAACAGAACAAACCTTTAAGGTGGACTACGAGAGAGCAGCACATGGGGTGAAGTCAGGTGCAGTCAAGCTTATGCAAAGTCTTGGCATGTACCTTAAAATTAAAAGAGAAATTTCTTGCTTAGAACATTTCTAATTACTAATTTTGTAAACAATTAAATTTAATTTATATGAGTAACTATAAGTTCAAGACCACGAACATACGTGGCAAGCAATACGTCGAAGTAAACGAGCGTATTAAGTTCTTTCGCCAGGAAGATGAGTACAAAAACTGGACAATATCTACAGAGTTTACCGCTCTTGATTCAGAAATGTGTGTATGCAAATGCATTATAGCTGACAAAGATCAGCGTGTAATAGCTACAGGACACGCACATGAAGAGCGTTCAGGTAGCCATATCAACAAGACTAGCTACGTAGAAAACTGTGAAACATCAGCCATAGGTAGAGCTCTTGCAATGATGGGTATCGGTATCGACACCTCTATCGCATCAGCCAATGAGGTAAATGACGCTATTGCTAAGCAAGAAAGTGATTCATCATCATCTGCACGTGTAGAAAATATTATGGATAAGGCGGTTGGTTATATCAAGACATCAACAGACAAGCGCAAAGCATTTGATTCTGTGGTGGCTAAATATGGTGAGCAACTCACTGAAAAGCAAGTAGCTGGACTCAAGAAGTTTGTAAGATGACATTAAGAGAACAGCTAACAGAATCTGTGGGTAAAGGACACCTTTCTTATTCCTCTATCAAGTACGCTCTCGGAGACATGCGTCTTTGGGAGATGTACATGAGGGGGCAACTCAAGAAAGAGTCAGATGCATTAACATTTGGCAGCCTATACGACATGATGCTGTTCGAACCAGAGAAATTAGATGATCAATTTTATCGTTTGGATGACGGCGATATTGTCGCCGATATTGGTGGTAAATATCCTAGGAATACTAAGCGTTACCGAGAATGGAAGGCGGAGATTTCTGAAAAGAATGAGGGTAAGACGCTCGTCACACAGGAAGATTGGAAGAAAGCGAGTGAGATGATCGAGAGGCTTGAAGCCTGTGGTCTACTCAGTAGTTATTTATCTGGACAATACCAAGTAGAATTCAATGAAGAGATTGATGGCGTACCCGTCAGAGGATTCCTTGACTGCTTGGGGGATGGTTTTATAACAGACAGCAAGTCTTCACGTAGTGTAGATAAGTTTCGCTATGACGTGAACAGCTGGTGTTACGACATCCAAGCCTACATATATACACAGGTGTTTGGGATCAAGGATTACTACTGGGTTGTCCAGGAAAAAACCTACCCATTTTACCCAGCCTTGGTTAAGTGTTCAGATGAAACACTATTCAAGGGAGAAATGAAGTTTAATGAAGCGGTCGGCAACATCAAACAATGGTTAACCGAGGGCTCACCAACACAGAATAGTTATGCAGAATTTATTGTATAAAACATGCAAGGTCGCGTGGAACCTATTGATAATCTACGCATTACACTTTTTAATAATTAATACATTTGTATCATGAGTGATCAAAGTTATGATTCAGTACTCGTTGGGTACTGCGAAGAGCCTCGTATGTACGAGGGACAACTTTCAAGCTGGTCTGTCAAGTTTAAAGACACAGAGCTGAAAGAAATGATTGAAAAATTTGCAACTACGCGCAATGCCGAAGGGCAAGGCGGTAACGTATATGTAAAGCTTTTCATGTCTAAGAATGGTAAGCCGTGCTGTTCGGTATTCGATCCGAATAGTGAGGCAGCTAAGGCAAAGCGTGCTGAGAAGCAGGCAAAGGCTGAGGCAGAAGCTGTAACAAGTGACATGCCATTCTAAACCTATGATTAGACACTCGCACGTTCGTGTTGCCTTCAAAAAACGGAAGGTCGTACACGAGCGTAAAGAGTGGATAGTCACTGTATTCGACACACCGTCTGATATCATGCGTTACGATAAGAAAACTATGCACCGCCTTCGCGAGAAATACTTCACGCCAAAGGCAAAGAACAAAGAAATTATCGTGCGTGAGATATTGGATAGTGTGGAGTTATCACGATCTCAAGTAACACTAGATGAACACAAAAGACAAAATTAAATTAAAATGTCAAGAGATTGAGGACTTGCTTATACAGAAAAACGATGCTTACGGGGATTCAGCTTTGAACCCTGTAGGCATTTTTTCTTCCCTTAAAGCGTCCGAAGCTATAAGAATAAGACTTGACGACAAGCTAAAAAGAATAGCTAATGTAGGTCTCAATGATGAGACAGAAGACACACTAATGGACTGTGCTGGATATATGGTCCTACTAATGATTGCAAACGACAATGAAAGTAACAATATTCAAGAATGTATTCGACAAGGAAGCGCCACATCACATACAGTTGGCGACTGCACTATCTCGTATACAAGACGGGAAGTCTCAGGATCTGATACAGAAGGTTCGTAATGGAGAAAAAGAAAAGAAACGTAAGCTACCGATTGTATGCTTCAGTGGTGAGTTTTCGTCAAGATCTGACGATGCGCTTTTCGAACATAGCGGATACATTGTTCTGGACTTCGATCACGTTAATGTTGACGCGACGAAGACAGCTTTGGCTACGGATCAGTATGTCCATTCTTGCTGGGTGTCACCGTCTGGTGACGGCGTTAAAGCGCTTGTGCAGATAACAAACCCAGAGAGACACAGAGATCACTTTCGTGCCTTGTGCACGTACTTTAATAAGCAATACACACTTGAGGTTGACGAGTCAGGTATCAATGAATCTCGTGCATGCTTTGAATCTCACGACCCCGACATCATCATCAAAGATGAATGGAAAAAGTTCGGAGCATTCTCTACAGAGTTTGCTGAGGCTCAAACACCTACAAACGAAGCTTATAAGTATACAGATTACATGAAGCTTAACCTAGCTGCACGTATTATACGAGCTGCTGAGGATGGTGACAAGCATAGAGCTCTTGTAAAGGCTGCGCGATTGTGTGGTGGATACATTGCGGCTGGGCGTATGGAGGAGGACGAAGCGGTTCGCGTGTTATTTCGTGAGATCTCAAAGAGAGATTTAGATTCTGAAGATCAAGCTATGTCTACTATTGTGGATATGATTCAGAACGGAAAAAATACACCTATACGTGAGATTATTGATGAAGAGAAACAAGCTAAGCGTCAAATGCTTATCAACGACGGTGATATGTCATTCATATCATCTGATGATGAGGACTTTAGGTGGATTGACGACTTCTCACAAGGTAATATTGAGGTGGGATTGGATACAGGAGATCCAAAACTCGATGAGTATTTCCGATACAAGAAGGAATTTGTGATCATGAACGGACACAGTAATGTAGGTAAGACAACTACAGCGCTATATTTAATTGCAAACGCAGCTATACGTCATAACTGGAAGTGGTTGATATACTCATCTGAGAACAGAACCGCATCAGTAAAGATGCAGCTTATGCAGTTTGCAGCAGACAGAAAGGTTGGTGATATGACGTATGCTCAGCGCAAGCAGGCATACAAGTGGGTGCAAGAACACTTCACTATCATCAATAATAATCAGGTATACAGCTACAGCGACATTATAGTCTTCATGGAGAAGGTTAGATCGCAACAAGAAATAGATGCCATATTTGTAGATCCCTACAACTCATTGAAGTTAGACATGAAGAACTCAAGTATTGGTGTACATGACTACCACTATGAAGCTGCTAGTGAGTTTCTTACATACTCAACAGCAAACAACGTAGCTGTATGGCTGAATATGCATGCTGTAACAGAAGCACAAAGACGTAAAGGATCAGATGGCTTGCCAGTTGCACCATTTGCTGAGGATACAGAGGGAGGCGGTAAATTTGTTAACCGTGCTGATTGTTTCATTACTATTCATCGAAAGGTTCAAGCACCAGACCATAACATACGTAAACTCAGTGAGTTCCATGTGCGTAAAGTGCGTGAGGTAGAGACAGGCGGTCAGCCTACACCATTTGATCAGCCATATAATCTGCTAATGAATCTATCTCATACTGGTTTTACATCGTGGGAGACTAGAGAAAAATTATTCGAACCTATTCATTTTGAGGGAGATACACAATCTGCAATAAATTTCTCTGAAATTTTATTAAAATAAATTTGGAAGTATACTTACACGGAGTGTAACTTGTCCTCCAATGAAACGCAATAAGCGCAAACGCGCCCCTAAAAAATCATTAGGTAAGTTTAAGTCCGCGATTGAGAAGTATTGTTCAGACAAGCTTCGTGAATCAGGCATAAAGTTTACCTATGAAGAAACGCAGTTTACTCTTATGGATTCTTTTCGATTTACGAACAAGTATTTTAAGATGACTGCAAAAAAAAAGCTTATGTCTGATCGCACTAACTCAGTACAGCAACCGATTCGGTACACACCTGACTTTGTGGGTAAGGATCATAAGTGGATAATAGAAACCAAAGGATATCTACCGTCTCATCATGATTTTCCGATGCGGTGGAAGATATTTTTAGGGTATATAATGAATAATGACTTAGGGTACGATGTGTACCTTGCGAGAAATAAACAACAGGTCGACCAAGCGGTCGATGAAATACTAAAATCCATTCAAAATGACGAAGGATGAACTTAGCTGGCAGTATTGCAAAGCGTGTGTACGCATGCGCGAGCATATAACCGCCTATTATGATGAGTTTATGCATGATGAAGATGGAGAGCCAATTACAGATACGGATAAGATAAACAGGGCAATACTTGATCTGAGGCAAGCAATGAACATCGAGCTTGATCTAATTAGAGAAGCTGCGAAGGAGATACATAACCTGTAATACTATGGTAGATAAAGGTAGACTTAGGCGGTCCTGGAGGGACGGCGGTGTTTCTGCGACCCGTTACGAAAGGGCTTGTCCAGACGCTGTTAAATCATCGAGAGATGAAGATATAAAAATGCACATTGATTATTGGCACGGTGAAGACGGTGTTGATGTCAAAGGCAATAATTTACCTGATGAGATATGGGTAGAGTTTAAGAATGTAAGAGGCGATGCAGGTTGGCTACTTGGTAAGGCTAAATGGATAGCATTCGAAATGTGCGAGGTAGGAGGTTATGTTCGTGTTGAGCGTGAAGAACTGCTAGACTGGTGTAAGAAGAATGTTGACTTTAGTAAGAGGGTGTGGAAGAAGGATGCATACCGTAAAATATACCAAAGAAAAGATAGGCAGGATCAAATAACACTGCTTGCTTTACACGATCTGAGGGAGTTAAATAGCTATGAGGTAATACCTTACAGAGACTGGTATATTGATCCTCAATCACTTGACAAAAAGGATATTTAGTGCTATCTTAGCCGTCCTTTTCATCTAAAAAAAATAACAAAATATGAAGTACAAATCAGAAGACATCCCCTGGGGGGAGGTGGGATACGCTACCTATAAAAGAACGTATGCAAGACCAATGAAAGAAGGCTCAGAAGAGTGGGAAGACACGGTTGACAGGGTTGTCGAAGCGTGTAACAAACAACTAGGATGTGACTTCAATAAGTACGAACAAGGTGAAATAAAAGACATGATGATGAATCTAAAAGGCACTGTTGCTGGTAGATTCTTGTGGCAACTTGGCACAAAAACTGTAGATAAATTAGGTTTACCCTCTCTACAAAACTGTGCGTTCACTGTTGTTGACGAACCTATACGTCCATTCACCTGGGCGTTTGAAATGCTTATGCTTGGATCAGGAGTTGGCTACAACATACAAAGGGAGCATGTATATCAATTACCAAAAGTAAAACGTAAGGTTAAGATAGAAAACGTAAACGATAATGGCGCTGACTTCATTGTGCCTGATTCTCGTGAGGGATGGACAGAATTACTCAAACGTGTACTTGAAGCAAGCTTCGTTACAGGTGAAGGGTTTACATATGCAACGCACTTAATTAGACCAGCTGGCTCTCCAATAAAAGGTTTCGGAGGTACAGCTTCAGGTAGCCAGGATCTTATATGGGGCATGCAAGAAATTAATAACATCTTAAACAATCGCTCTAATAAAAGACTACAACCTATTGATTGTCTTGATATTATGAACATTATAGGTAAGATAGTTGTGGCTGGTAATGTAAGACGATCAGCTCAGATTGCATTAGGAGATCATGACGATCTAGAATATCTACGTGCAAAGCGATGGGACCTAGGCGGTATACCTAACTGGAGGGCGATGTCAAATAACTCAGTGGTGTGTGATGATATAGATCAACTGCCTGATGAGTTCTGGGGTGGCTACGAAGGTAACGGAGAACCGTATGGCTTAATTAATCTAGAAGCTTCAAGGCGTATGGGTAGGACAGGTGAGATGCAATACCCTGATCCAGATGTAATGGGTTATAATCCATGTGCAGAGCAATCTCTAGCTCCGTTTGAGACATGTTGTCTAGCTGAAATATATTTACCGAATATAGAGTCAGAAAAAGAACTTAAAAAGGTAGCTGTCTACCTGTACCGCATCAACAAGCACAGCTTGTCTATAAGGTGTGCTGTCAAAGAGACAGAACATATTGTCCACAGACACATGAGAATGGGTATAGGTGTGACAGGTTATTTACAGGCAACAGAAGAACAACGTAGTTGGCTCGAAAGTTGCTATATTTACCTACGTGAATATGATAGAACTTACTCTAGAGATGCGGGATTCCCAACATCTATTAAACTTACAACAGTTAAACCATCAGGAACGCTTAGTTTACTTGCTGGCGTTACACCAGGAGCACACCCTGGATATTCCGAATACTACATTAGGCGAATACGAATGTCTGCTGATAGCGAGTTGGTCAGCGTGTGCAGAAACAATGGCTTTCGCATAGAATATGTAAGAAACTTTGACGGCACAGAGGATCATTCTACAGTCGTTGTAGAGTTTCCATGTAAGTTTCCAAAAGGCACTAAGTTTGCGGCCGATATGTCAGCAGTAGATCAACTTGAGGTTATAAAGCGATTACAGGCTGAATGGAGCGATAACTCAGTGTCAGTGACCGTTTACTATAGGAAAGAAGAATTAGATGAAATTAAAGCGTGGTTACGCGAGAACTACGTAAATGTAAAGTCCGTGTCATTCCTATTACACAACGACCATGGCTTTGATCAAGCTCCGCTTGAAGAAATAGATAAGAAAACATATAATAAAATTAAATCACAATGCACGCCAATAACATCTATACATGATATTAACATGGAAGATATAGATATTCAAGATTGCGCAACAGGTGCATGTCCAGTACGATGAGAAAGTCAACACAATTACAGAACGTGGGTGCAATAGCCGCCCAAGAAGTTTATAAAGCTCTAAATATTGAGCCTACAAACAGAAGAAATCCAGAGCAAACACAAGTAAGGGCAGCTATTGGAACTGTCCTACGCAGCTACATGTCTGACACAAATACATCAAAGGTTTTGGGTAGAGACAGAAGCACAGTGTGTTATTACGTTAGAAACCACGAAACAAATATGACTCACTGGAAAGGTTATGCTCAGAAGTATAATACTGCGCACGCTATATGTGAGATGCACATGACTAACGTAGCCAGAGATTACGATGTATCAGTTATAAATAGACGTATATCTCAATACGAAAATAAAATACAAAACCTTAAAGAAGAAAGGGATAGACTTATTTCTTCCCCTTCTTCTCAATAGTACGTCCTGCAAAGTAAGCACCAAAGGCGGTCAACATAAGTAGCTCAAGTAGAGAAACGTATGAATCTTTTACATTAAATGCTACGTTATCCATGCTGTCAATCATCATGGTAATCATGAACATAGCCATCAGGCATATAAGTGTAACAGGGCGTATAAGTTTAGCCAGCTTAACATCGCTGCCCATGTCAGCCTTCCAGCGCTCTGTTACATTTTCCTGAAATCTAACCTCTGCATCTATTTTTTGTTGAGCTTCAGTTGAATCAACAGTATCGTCTTTGTCTATAAGATTTTTTACCACACCCAGCCCACCGCTGTCTGGTAGAAGATCCCCAACAACACCTAATACTTGTGGTGCTTTTTCTGCCAACCAAGATCCAAGCTTGGTGTCTTTAATTTTTTTCTTACTCATCTGTTCCTAGTATTTTTCTAATATCGTTTATAGGTATAAATCCTTGTGGTTTTGGATCGAGGTATTGACCTCTTAGTTGATAATATTTCGCATTGAATATAGTTACTAACTGACGCTCAGCTTCTTGCAATTGATACGCTCTGTTGCTTCTATCAATATAGTCTTCAATATCCCTAGCTTTTTTCTTTTCTTCTCTTATAACTTTTAAAGCTTCTTCTACTTTTAAATACTCTTTCTTTAAAGCTTGTATTCCTGTAAAGTCAACCCCTTTTCTTGATTCAACAGTACCTTTACGAAGTTCCTTATCAAATTGTAAAACCTCGTATACATTCTTTTCGTATAAATCAAAGTCATAGAACCTAGATGCTCCTGCACCATATATAGTTTTAACAATAGGTACGTCATTGAATCTTATAACTGGCCTGTCTTCTTGAGGAGTTTTGAATAGGGTTTCTATAAACTCTTCGTTAGTTCTAGTGCTTATAAGAGCATTATACTTTCTAGCTCCAGTTACGTAAGCACTTCTACCTAAGGTTGTTACATCCATTACAAAATCACCAGCTCCGCCCCAATATGATGAAGCTATGTAGTAATAAGGATCTGGATTCACTTCAAGAGTTCCGTCAATATACGTTCTACCGCCAGTCATTTCATGCAGCCCTACAAATAAATCTTGTACAACATCTGGTGATCTAAACGACATTGTTGATACTGGAGTCTCAGCCCCAAACGGGAACTGCTCTTGGAAAACTTTACCACCAAAATAAGTCTCGTTCCAAGCGAAAGCATCTAAAGGAGCTTTTGCTACTGTTGGGGTAAGTGACTTTAAAATTGCTGGTCCAAGCTCGTCGGTATTACCCATTGCTATAGGAGAGAATGCGCTGTAAGAAGATAAACCAAAGTCAACAAGAGCGTCGTCGTAATGTCTAGCACCTGCAGATACCTCCGCTAGCAGCATGCCAAAAACATTAAACATATTGTAGCCGTATCCTAAAGGTATAGAGATGTAGTCATTAGGTCCTGATCCGTAACATATAATAAATCCTCTCTCTTTTTTATACTCTGGTATTTTATTGTAGTATAATTCTCCATCATCATCTCTTCCAGATAAAGACATATTCAATATAGTCTGAAGTCCTGAAAGTAAAACCATACCAGCTGCAACTTTTTGTGCGCTTGTAACTCTGTTCTTCCAGCTTGTAGTTTCGTCTGGATTATTTGGTAGTTCTGCTTTTAATGTTGCGAATGTTCTGCTAAATCTGTTAGCACCTTGCACCGCAGCGTTAAAGAACAGGAATGTCTGATTAAGAGACGGTCCCAATTCACCAGACTTGTTAAAGTTTATGGTGATATTTTTAGATAGCTGAGCTGCCCTTTGCTTAGTTACCCCTGCCTCTCTAGCTTCTATATATGCAGCCAGCCTTATACTGTTCTCGAATGCTTCGTTTACATTAGCTACATACTGGAAAAATTGTTTTGGTTTTGAAAAAGCATATTGAGTAGCAGCCTTGACTTTACCTGGAGTTTCTGCATCAACCCTAAGATTTTCTATTACGTTGTTTATACTTTCAGAATAAGAGAATCCTGTTCTACCGCCTGCAGCCTCCCACTCTGTAAGATACTCTCTCATCTCTGGGCTCATCTCTCTGCTAAACGCACTGTCTTTTAATAAGTGTCCAAGCACAGAGAATGATCTTTTAACAAGAGACGAAGTAAACTTCTTAGTATTAATGTCGTAACCCTGAAGGATACCGCCCTCTCTCTCAATCTCAGACATAACATTAAAGACCGCACCGTGTATATCTCTAAAGAAGTTACCTACAAAGAACGACGGGTTGTACTGCGTGAATGCATTACGCATAAACGTCATAGGACCTGACATCACCTTAAATACTTTAGATAATTTCTCTTCAGTCATGCCGTTTAAAGCATCTGCATAGTCTGATTTTTTGAAAAAGATAAAGTGTTGCTCTCCGTTCACCCTTATAGGCACCATGCGTCTGTCTGACTTCATCTCAAACTCATTCATGTTAACCCTCTTGCCCTCTTTGTTGGTTTTCTGCATGGGTTTTTTTGTAGAGAATATGCCCCACACCTCTTTGTTTGGATTATTTTTTACAAGATTGTACAGAGACATCATAGCCTGATTTTTACGAGCCTTTTGCTGTACCATAGCGTTCTGCATAATTACATTGGCTATAAGATTTACTCCGCTTTTACTTGCTCTACCCTTTGCAGCTTTTGTGGTTTTACCGTAGATAGCCATACCAGCACCGCCTGTTGGATACGATGAGTTGTTTCCGTCTATTTCATCTGCAGATAATCCGTTAAGAGGCACGTAGTTTTTATACAATCCTTCCCAAACTTCTATAACTTGTGAGGTTTCTAATCCAGATTGAACCATAGTCTTACGCGTGTTTTCAATTACTGAATACACCATTTTAGATATGGCTACCATTTCTGGAGTTTCTAACTCTTGTATTATCTCTCCAGCTTCTTCTGTAGTCATACCAGAACCATCCTTCATTTCAGGTCTAGTGCTCTCTATCTTTTTGTTACGTTCCTCTGCGTGCTTAGCATATAGATAATCAGATACCTGCTCTGCCGTAAGGTTTGCAGTGTTCATTGAGCTCTGTATTTCTGCAAGTACAACCTCCAAGGCCTCTAGATCTGTACGAACTTTACCGTACATGATATCCATAGCCATCTCAAAGTCTTGAGACTCAGGAACTTTACTTCCTCTGAAAACTTCTATATCTTGCTGAAGAAGTAGCACGTCGCTAAATCTATCTTGTAATCTTGTAGCAAGCCTTTGAAGCGTTGCTCCGTAAGCGGTGGGCGTAGACTGTTCCCAAGCTGAAAGACCTTGTGTGTATATTCTGCCTGGTAATCTACGTGATGCTAAGAAATCGCTGCTAGTTTGCTGTCTAGAGTGCATCTCTTGTACACCCTCATTAGATAATGGTTTTTCAAAATGGAATGTTGTTATGTGTCCAGTAACACCAAAATTGTATGATGTAGACTCCGCAAGAGCATTAGCCCCAACACCTTTTAAGTGACCTGATACACCTTTAATTCCGTGTAAGTTTGTATTATTAACGTCCATTAGTGTTGCGTTAACAACAGCTCCGTTTTCTACACCTTTATACTCGTTTTGATTTACCGCATCTAAAAACTGCTCTTGACTTACAAATCCAGGTTGAGCAGATAAACCCACTCTGGTTTTAAACAATCTTCCTGCTAGGGAAGCTCTGTCTGCAAAGCTGGTATTGGATGTGATTTCATCTAAAGATGCGTTTGATATTTCTTCTAAGAAATTAATTAGTCCTTGTCTAGAATTTATCTGCATAGATCCAGTTTGCATAGTTACGCCATCCACCATTCCAAATGGTTGAAACTTTTTACCCAATAAACTAATTACTTTTTCAGCATCTTCTTTCGTAGTTCTTAATCCAGCTACGTAAGATTTATTATTGAAGAAAGAATTAAAGCTATCGACAAGAAAATCTTGTATAGCTTCTGACGTTTTTTCGTTTTGTAAATACTGCAAAGTGTATTGTACAGCAACCTTAAAAACCTGAGGATTACCAAAGCTATTTTCTTCTGAAAGTAACTTAAGGCCTAATAAGTATGTATCGTTATTTTGTTTTGCTTTGTCTGCATAATTTGTAATGTTAATGCTAGACTGTCTTGTTGTGGTGTTGTGACCAATATTAGCACCTTGCATAGCCGCAACAGAGTTGCCCATAGGACCCCCAGATAAATGGAAGTTAAAAGTATCTCCATGTACAGGCAGTGATCCAGGACCAACCATAGTTCTATCTACGTTGTGAAGACTCATTCGAAGCTTTCCTGTTGAATCAAGCATGTTAGCTTCTCTCATTAAATTCTTAAGGTCTTCAAAGCTTTGTATGCTACCAGATTTTATTTTGCCGTTTACAAAATCATTAAAGTTTTCAGCAGTAACACCTTTAAATATAGCTTTTCTCTTATCATAATTTATAGATCTTGCAGCTAGCCCTGTAGGTTCTGATGTGTCTATATCAAGCAAGTCACCATCTAAAGGTTCATCCTCTATTCTATCAAACCTATCTGATGCATACTGAAGTTCAGCAGGCGTAGCTAATCTTAGATCAGGTATACGTTTCTCATAAGAAGGTGAATCTTTTGGTAGTAGCTGCCATACAGCACCTTTACCTTCCATGCTGTTAGTGAGGCGGTCCGCCTTTTGTGTATGTGTTTCTGCTTTACGTAACCCCATCATATTAAATATGTTAGGATGTTCACTCCTGCTAATTTTATTATCTCTACCCGCTAAAGCTTTAAGATCGTCTTCTGTTATATCTGAATCTATAAGAGCCTGTATGTTTTGTTTTGCAATAACATAATCTTCTATGTCAGAGTTTATCGACTCAATAGTTCTACTTCTAGGACCTAAATCAAATTCACCTTTTATTGTAGGGTTGAAATCAAGAAAGTTAGTATAAAGACTAATCGATTTATCATTGTTTTTCCAAAGATCTCCAACCTCCCCCATAAGATCTGCTCTTTCTTGAGCTAACATATCCTCATACTCTTGTGTCTCTACAGCCATAGCAAGTTTTCTCTCATTGTAGGTCATCCTCTTAGGAACCTCCATTTGTAAAACCTCACCTTTTTTATTTGTCTTAGGTCTTGGAGGCTTTACATCAAATCTCTTACCGTCCTTTATGAAGTATATATCCTTCATTCTAGAAGGAGCTACACCATTACCTGTTAGTTTAGCATATAGGTTTCTGAAGTGATTGTAATCACTTAGATCTGCAGTCCTTTCTCTTACAGATGATATTCTACTTATAGCGTCTCTACCTTCTTTAGACACCACTTCTGTATAGTATATCTTGGTGTTCTCAAGGTAGTTAAACTTCTTTGCAGCTAATCCAGCACCGTCTGATGTTTTAGACTCTTGCATAGCAGCTTCAGCTTGTCTTTGTGTTTTGACGGCTTGTGCCTGACCAGGAGTTCTTATACCTGTAATACCTCCGTTTCTGTTTACAAAGTTGCTATACTTAGCGGCAAGCTTAACAACAGAATCTTTATCCCTTAGTATAGCGTCGCTGCTAGTCACACCTAGCTTACCAGCTGCATTCATTATGTTCAAGCCCCACGACTCAAACCCTTGCGTAATATCCGTCTGACTTAATTGTCCAGTAGCAACGTCCTGCATAAAGTGATTTATTATCTCTATCTCAAGAACCTCTTGACTAACATCAGGGTAAGCTTCTCTGACTTGATTAACTGTATTCTTTACGTTGTCATTATCTATTTCTAATATTTGAGAAACTAAACTCTCTCTTGTCTCTTTGTCTGCAACAATGTCCCTTAAAGCGAAGTGACCAAACTCGTGAATCATTTCTCTTTCTAGACTTTCCACTGATTGACCCTCTCCTACATACACATGAAGCTCATCTATCGTACCGCTTTTTCTTTCCTCTATAGTAGCTTCTTTGTAGAATGCAAGAGCTGATGCATCTCCTGTTACAGCAAGCATAGATTCTCTTGTAGTGTGCTGGACTATTTTAGCCTGTCCAGCAGCAGCCTCTGAATACCTGTTTATAATATCAGAATATTCTTGGTTAACATTACCTTGAACCTCACCTTTCTCTTGGTCGTATACAACCTCTGAGTATGAATTTGCTCCATCCTCTGTGTTGTAGTATTCGTTCTCCCTCCAGTTGCCCACACCTACTTCTCTAGCTGCTGGAGTGTAGTCTGGTGAGTGTATAAAGTCAGCTTCAGCCATGGTCCTTATAAGATCCATTCTATTCTGAAGCGTCTTCATCTCAGCTCTGTATTGTTTTTTTGTTGTTTCTGAAAGAAGCTGACCAGCCTTGTAAAGCTCCATATTTGTAGGATCTTCTGCAGGATTTCCCTCGCTATCAAACCACTGTCCATTTTCATTCTGAGTGTACTCTGATAATACAGAGTTTAAATATAGTAGGCGGTTGTCTATGGCTACAACCTCTGCAACAAGATCCCCTCTTCCAGAATCGTATAAGTTTTGCAAAAGAAGCCCATCTCTTACTTGAGATGTATTTAGTTCTTCTGTAAGTTCTGTAGCTAGTTTAACCGCATCTTTTTGTACATCGGTAAGATTCATAAAAGTACCACCCGATGCTGTTTCTTTACGTATGGTAGCTAAAGCTTTGTTAAGTTGTTTAAGTTTTGATTTATCAACACCGTTAAAAAAGAAACCGCTTGATGTTAATTGGTTTGTGTATGTATCAAATACTTTTTGAGAGTATACCTCAGGAGCGAAATTCTTTTCATAAAGATTAGCTTTGGCCACACCTACACTGTATGCACCTCCAGTCATACCCATACCAGCCCAAGCTCCTATTTTGCCGTCCTTCATAAATCTCTCAGCATACTGAGCTGTTGTATATGTTTCCCCAGAGAAATATGAATCTATAGCCATTTGAGCAACACCTGTAGTGCCTTCTGCTATAAACTCTTCTCCAGCTCCAATACCCATAGAATAAGTTAATCCAAATCCATAATCTAAAAGCTTTCTACCTCCACTAAATTTTGTTACTCCAACAGATCCTGGAGAACCTTTAAACATGCTGTAAGGAGAAAACTTAGCGGGAGTAAGCGCAAATTTTCCTACACCAAATGTAACAAATGTACCTAACCCCTCACCTAATCCTTCTGCACCACCATGCATAAATGACATAGCATGTCTTTCTGTTTCTGATATTTTAGACTTACTCCAATCTACACTTCCGTCTGGGTTTTTCTCATAGAATATAGGATTGCTAAAACTGTCGTAATATGTTCTGTTTGTTACAAGAGTCCCCATAGTTAATCCTCCAGCTCCAGCTGCAACCAAGCTACTACCTCCAGTAGGCACAGATGTTGCTAACGCTACACTCATTACAGCTAAAGACGTAGGCATAGACTGTATCGCAGGATCTATCTGTTCGCTAAAGACCATATCTCTTCTAGCTTGATTAAATATAGAAGATATTTGTTCTACACGAGTGCCTTCGTTAAGTATTGCATCCGATCCTAAAAGATCTAGTTGCTGACCTGTAACTGCAAACTTTGTTTTTTGCGATTCTAGTTCAGAAATTCTTCTATTTCTTTCTTGATCTCTCTTAAACAATGCGTCCCTTATAGCTTGATTTTCATCTGTAGGATCCTCACTGCCACCCATTACATAATAGTTAAAGGCCCCTATACCGAAATCAAGCGCATTAAGGAATGGAGATTGATTTACAGGAGATCTAGCGCCAACTAAAGGTATACCAAGATTTGAAATTTGCTCATAAGTCGCGCCAGTAGCATCTATCATACCTTCAAGCTGATTAACACCCTGCCTCCAGCTTAAAGCTGCGTCAGCAAACCTAGCGTTTCTTTCGCCAACGGCTACGTCTTCATCAAGCACAAGACCAAAGTGCGGCATACCTACGGCTTGAGCAAACTCATACCCTTCTTTATTATATAGTAGATCTGCATATATTTTTTTCTCAAGTCTACCTACATAATCTTTATACGTCCCGAATCCTGCAGCCTCCATATCTATATTTGGATCGTCAGCTCTACCTCTAGACATTAACGTAGAACTCCTCCACTCATCCTCGCTTAACATCATGTTTTTAAAAACATAATTCTCAAAATACTTACGGGCAGTAATGTCGAAACCAAAAGTTTCTGAATCCATAATATTTTGTTTTTCCTCAGTAAGATCTTCTAACTGCCTTTCATATGAACGCTTTTTACTAGGAGTCTTAATTAAATTTAATGTAGTTTGAACCTCACTAATTTTTTGATCTAAAGTCGCTATAGCTTTTTGTTTTTCAGCTTCAGCTTCTTCGTTTATTATGGATATAAAATCTTCAGCAGTACCTTGATATAAGTCTTCAAGCTGTATGTTTCCTCTATCTAAAATCTCACCGTTGGGTAATTTAAACGGAGAATTATTAAGCGGTGCTATTTTCAAGAGACTTAGATCCATTGTTCCAAATGGAGTAAGATTCATAAAATTACCTTCAGAATCTTTTTGAATCATTTTATCAATACTATCTTGACTCGCCACTCTAAATATATAGCTCAATGCATTTTTACCCTGCATGTCTAACTTTATATTTCTTTCGTGGTCGTTGTTGACCGCCTCTACATATTCGTTAAAAGGTTGAACAAACTGTTTATTGTATTGATTGTCAGCGCTCTCAAGATTGGTTTTGTATACCTCAAGATCCTCATTGTACTTTATTACAGAATTATTGTAAAGATCAATTCTGTATTGTCTGCTTTCTGGAGGTAGCAAACTAATAAGTCCTTCATCAAGAGGTTCTGGAGCTATTGGAGCACTCCCCACAATTTCGCTTATTGTGTTGTCGTAGTGTTCTTGATTAGGCACTACTGGCTGGTAAGATGGATCTAAGTATCCACCTACGTGATAGTCTGCATTATCTTGCCATGCATTACGGTTCGATACGTAATCACCAAGACCAAATGACGGGTCTAGATCGTTCCAGTTATATTGATGAGTTGTAAAATCATAGTCTTCATCTAGGTCTATCTGTTCTGGTATACCCAAGTCCAAATCTATGGGAACCGTATTCAATAAAGAATCCTCCGAAATGAACTGATAGTTCGAACCCGAATCTACAACCTGATCGTAGAGGTCTACGTGACCCCCTCCTTGCATTGACTTTCTTTTTGGCTCTCCTTTTAAAAAAAAAAGATTGCTTATCGTTCAATAAGTCGTCGATGAATTTATTATCATCTTGTGAAAGTTTACTCGCCATATGCGTTATTTTTTACAAATATACTAAATTAAGGGGCAGGTTGGGATGCAAAGATCTGCGCTTCACTATCATTAAACATCTTCAACACCTCTAATCCCTTCTGTATTGCCTCTCTCCTGTCCCCGTCTTTTACTCCTGCGCTAAAACCTATTTGAGCTAGTATACTTATATATTCGTTATTTGTCTGACCTTCTTCTGTGATAGCTGGCACAACGATATTTACAACTTTTTTTACGTTTGTTGTTTTGCCATCTGCATTTATATCGTAACCCTGTAATGTAGCTGCATATGCAGGATCTAGCGCGTCTATATCTTCTTCGACGTACATTTCTGCACGCACAAATAAATTATTAGAACCGCTTTCGTCTACAGCTACACCTAAAACTTTATATTGATCGCTAACTTCTCTTGCTCTTGGATCACTAGCGCTTTGAGGTATGTATGAGCTTTCAACCATTACTGTTGATTTACCTACACCAGACCTAGGCACCATAAGACTACTTATTCCGCTACCGAACTTATCATCTTCATCTTCAGATCCTGGTAAAGTTGGACCAACAAAACCAGATCCAGGCTTAACAAAGTCATCAATTTTAAATTGTACAGATGACGGAAATACAGATGGACCTTTGTCTTCTTTTTTGCTCGGTTGCTCCATCAAGTTACCCTCCAAGAACCGCATTGTTTCATCAATATACTCACGCATGTCAATAGGTATATAACCTTCTTGTCCTGCACCTTTTTGTTGGTCTGTAGCTAAATACGATTCAAACACATCCTCCCCGTAGTTCTGTGCAAACTGAGATCTTGCCGTTGCCGCAACAGAAGGGTTATTCATAGCATCAAACGTAACCCACTCTCTTAGCTCTGCTAGTTTCTGATCATACGTTAGATTCTGATTGTTCTTTAGCCTTGTTGCGCCCGCTGAGTATGTTTTAGAAAACGCACCAGGTAAAAGGTTCTGATATGGGGATACGGTTGGTGAAAAATACTCCTTAGATCCACGAGTCGGTGCCTCTGCAACCAGCCCAAACATATCGGCCCCGTCTTCACCCTGCATTCTCATACCGTTAATGTCTGTGTAGTATCCATACGCATCACCTGTTGCTGGATCAAACTCTATAGATTCGGGTTCAACACCTGATGTATTCCATTGAGCAACTTTATAATCTAGAGATTCTTTTGTGTCTCCAAGCTGCATTGTTTTATCTGTCCATTGTTTTGTGCCAGATATAAAACCTTCTAAATTTTCACGCTCAGTTTTTGTGTTTTCGTGGTGAGTCTCAAGACCTTCGTACAGTGATTTTAATGAGTTTACGTCCTCAACAAATTGAGACCTGTTAGCTCCTGTATAGTAGAATCCATTTATTCTTTCGGCCAACCATTCTTTCTTACCAGCAAAAACCTGCTTGTCAACATCAGAAAAATTAGATGGATCAAACCCTAAAAGCTGTTTCTGTTGTTCATCTAAAATTTTACGCTGCTCTCTTTCAATCAGCATATCTTGCGCTAGCCTCTGCTGCTGTTGTTGTTGAACAATCTGCAGCTGTTGATTTACCATGTCAGAAAAACTCTGACCAGGTAGCTGTGGTTTTAGATAATCGTAATATTTATTCTCCATTTTTAATCAAATTGCGGTTCATCTAGGAATCTAGCCGCTTTAAATAGTAACATAAGATCTGCCTTGCTTGGGTTCTTTTTTGACTTTATCTTATCGTAGGCGGTCTCCAGTGCCTGTGCCTGTTTTGGGTTGAGTACAAACTCACCACCCGTCTGACGTATACCTGTGTCCACAAGACCCCCTGCTGTCTGCTGCATAAGTATTAATTCGTTTTCACCTTCTTCGTACACACCGTCTCCGTCGTCGTGCTTAAACGCACCTGGTGTCTTCTGTACTATATTCCTACCCCCTTCATCAAATCGAGTTAGTGGATTGCCGTCATAATCTGTACTCCCGTCATAGTTTTTTGCTCCCCCGAAAAGTCCCTGCCTTAACCCCCCTTGGCCTTGCCCCATGAGATTACCTAAACCTCCGCTATAATCCCCAAATTGATATCCTCCTGTTGTAGTTTGGTCTCCTGTTGTAGTTTGATCTTCTGTTGTAGTTTCGTCTACTGTTGTAGTGTCATCTCCTTCTTGGTCTAACGCAGCTAATTGCTCACCTAACTGCCCAACTCTCTTATTTTGCATAAAACCCTGTATGGCACCGCCTAGCAACCCAGCTTGCCCTCGTTGTTGCTGCTGCTGACCGAGCAAACTCTGTTGCTGTGCAGCCTGCAGCTGAGCCTGTGTATCTTCGTAGTCCATACCAAGGCTTTGCATTTCTTTTTCATACTGTCTCTGCGCATCCATCTGTTGCATGCCAAGACCTTGTTGGAATGCGCTTTGTTGTTCTGCTCTCTCTGCCTCATCTTTTTGTTGCTGAGCCTCGCTTAGAGCTCTCTGTACGTTTGTTGGGTCTGCACCAGACTCAAGTGCCATTTTAGCAGCGGCAAGCTCTGATGAATCGTCCTGTGGAGCTCTTGCTCCGAGTATCGTAGCGTTACGCACAGCAGCCGCAACGGCTTCAGGGCTTGTTGCGCTAGGCATCTTAAGATCCTCCATCTTCTGCCTAATCTCATCAGACTGAGCCCCTAAAGCTTCTATATCTTGCTCTGCACCTTGTTGCGCTTTTCTACCACTAAAAAAATCAGCAATACCAGCAGCACCCTGTATGCCAGCCTGTAACCTCTGTTGTTTGGCCTGTTGTTGCTGAAACTGAAGACGCTGCTCTGGAGTCATGTTAGCAAACGTCTGAGCTTGCAGTAATGAGGTAAGTCCCGTAGATCGATTAGTAATTCCGTTACTCATATTACAAATTTAGTGATTTTATCCCAAACTACCATCAAGCTTAGTGTTTTCAAAGTCTACGTTGATAGAAAATAGTTCAAATGGAGATGCAGACTCCCTAATAATACTAATGTTTGCATATGGACCTCTCATCATATCCCCATTTATACGTGGGTCTGTCATCATGTATACAGGTATTTGTGCATCAAAGTCAAATTCAGTAACTCCAGCCTCACTAGAATACTCTGCAATAAGTGCAAATAAAGCTGTTAGACTTAATTGCTGTCCAGACTGTGATATACTTAGTATAGGAGTTTCTAAAATTATGCTATTTGTCTCTGAATTATACCCAACAATAGACATAGCGTCAACATTGTATCCCTGCAGAGAATAAATTGTTTCATAGCTGCCTTGAGGGATTGGCTCTTGCTGAAAAACAAATGAAGATAGTTGATTGTTTTGAGCAGGAGACGGTATATAAAACTTAGAAGCCTCACTTGGTGTTATTGATATTGAAGGTATGCTTTGAAGCGGTACCTCGTATTGTATCTGTGCTGTTCCTGGCACAACAAGATCTGCTATACTAACGTCACTTTCTGAGTTATAACCTGGCACTAAATCATTTAATGTCACACTCCCAACGTATGTTAAATTAGACGTAGACTCGTTTCCTTGTGAGTTTCTAGGCATAGACGCATACTGATTCCCTTCTTTGCTATCAAAAGACCTAATAGTTCCCTCCTGTACAAGAGATGTATTGCCCCCTTTATCTATATTAGTTCGAACTATAGAATTCCAGCCTTCAGCGCTTGTTTCTAGAGATACAGCCTTAAATGCTTTTGTAGCAGATGGGTTTTGATTTGAGGCAACCTCTATGATTGATTCATAAAGTGATCCGTAAAAAGTATTGTAGCCTGTAGCAATATCATGTCTCCAAGCAAGATTAGTGTCTTCTTCATCTTGTGGTGCGCTAGATAAAAAATCATTATCCATATCCATATAACAAGTGGGATTAAACGAGTATCTCGTTTTCCATACATTTGCTTTTGTTGAAAATGCTACTGTTTCTCCTCGGTATAACATATTAATATCCTCCTGATGTACCCGAACCACTAGGCGTTGTTTGAGTTCGTGTTTGTGTTACTGTTTCTTGTTTTTTTGATTTAGATGTTTCGACGGGTATCTTAGCTTTTAGTGGTGGATATGGGGTAAGAATATCGTGTTTTTCTTCTATATGCATACCACCAACCATAGCTCCTTTCGTAGGATGTATATGATAAGCACCTACGTAATCGGTACCGTCAGGTAAAAAGTACTCTCCACCAGCAGTGTATAGATTTTCTTTTACATCGCCATAGTCTTGTGCAGACTTAACATCTCCACTATATTTTACCCTGCCTTTTCTTTTATCTTTTTCGTCTTTTACAGGTCCAGGCTCATCATCTGGTCTTGGATCCTCTGGATCATCTGTGTCTGTATCTGGATCAGGGTCTGGATCAGGATCAGGATCTGGATTAGGGTCTAAATCAAGCCCGCAAGTTTCTGCAAGAGACTCAAGAGTTATTAAAGATCCGTCTTGTTCTGTTAAGTATGTGTCTATAAATAACTGAAGAGATACATCCGTAAACACACCAGTATCTAAGGTTAGCCATAAAGCAACATTACCAAACCCAACTTGATTTAAAGTATCAGTAAGTGTAAATGGTCCAGGTTCTCCACCGTATATTTCTGTAGCTACATCAGCAACCGTTACATATGATGGGTTGTCATACCATGTAAACGGAACAATATCTGGGCTAGGGTAGTCAGGATTCTGAATATTAACAAGAGTTTCAGTTCCATTAAACCACTTACATATATCCCACTCAGGGGCCTCTACAGGAGGTGGAGGTGGTGGAGGCGGCGGTTCGTCTACGGTTGGTTCAAAAGAATCTGTAATTAACTCATAAGTCTGAGGTCTCAATATAGTAAGAAGATACTCCTCTTTCATTGGGTCATAACCACCAACAACTCTAACATCTTCACCATTTACTTGAGACTCGCTCATGGCTGCATCAAAAGTATCTTTAAACCAAGACCTCATGTTTATATCTGAAATAACCTGTACACCAGCACCGCCTCCGCTTGCCTTAAATACTTTACCTAAAGATTTATGTGCAAAATAAGCAGAGTTGTTGAGTACATAAACGGATTCTGGATTACCATCAGCCCCTGCTTTACCTAAGTAGTACTGCGGCTCATTGATAAATTTACTAGACGCTATAAGACTTTTTTCACCTTTAAGGTCTGATATCATAGTTCTATCTATGCCAAAATATCCACACTTATCTTTCTGGACAAAGAAACAGCTGTCATCCCAGTTGCCTAGGTAGTTAATTTCGCCATTCTTCATATCTAAATCTTTGTCAATAGGTATAGATCTATTGAAAGAAGAATAAGACACTTTACCGTGATCTATAATATCTCTATCTGAGTGTATAACACTAGCCTCTTTGTATGACTCCTGAGCGTCCTGTTTTATCATATTAGGTCTACCAATATGTATAGCATCAGACTTAAATAAATCTGTAGCTACAGGAGATTCTAAATAATAACTTTTAAAATTAGCCTCAGATCTTGAGTAGTTTTCCCAGTCCGTACCTTGAGAATATGCAGTTGTGTTTATGATAATATCTACATACCCCATATACGTCCCATCAACAAGAGATGAATCATATTCTCTAAGATTTACAGCATGAGATCTGAAGTATACATCACCATCTGTAAGGAGTATAACAGGGTTGCCTTCTTGATTAATGAAATCACCCTGATGAACAAGATCTCCATTATTATTTCTAAATACATCATAGGTTGTACCTATTTCGTAGTATAGGCGGTCGTCTGCATCTAGTTCTTTTAGTGGAGAATACAGCTCTATAATACAGTTATCTCCCCAATAATGAGTGCCATCTCGAACATCTTGATATCTAAACCCTGTAGCGTTACCGTTATTCTTAAGTATTAAAAATAATCCTTTTTGATTTTCATCAGGAATAATATTTCCAGTATCATCATACCCCTCAGCAAGAGGGTTGTCTACATCATCTAAATTTACAACATCTGATACCTCAAAGTCATAATTATAAGGATATACACGAGGCGGAACAGATGAACCACTTGTATTATCCAGCATAAACGATATAACCCTTAATCTATCCCCTTGCTTTGGTGTGTACATAACAGGAGTTCCTTCTTCAGACCTAGCTCCCCAAGCTCCAGAGTATGATATTTCATGACCCTGCAAGTAGTTTAAAGAAACGTATATTCTAGACGGGTCTCCACTTGCTGACTCGCCTTGAGCCACAAACGCACCACCCGCAGAATACTGTATAAAGTCAGAATAACTTGTGTTTTTTGAGTAAACTATTTTATAGTTGTGAGCCCATTCAGGCGGATCGTGTTTTAGCGTAAGTTCAACGTGTGCAGAGCCTTGACTATTTTGATTGTTTCCGTCTACAGGTCTACGCCCTGGATTATAACCTTCTACGTAAACGCTGTCTAGATAATTTACATATCCATGTCTACCTCTTTGATCGTAATATACTATCCCAAACTCGTGTGTAGCAGAGGTTTTAAAGGATGTATTGTTTTCAAAACCTCCAGACGGGCTATACATAGATCTAGAGCCTCCTTCTAGGTGCGAATGCGTCAAACGGAAGTCTACACAACCGAACTCACTATGCCCTTCTGCTACGTTATTATCCCCATTGTAATAAGAGTCAGCCACAGTTGAATCAGGATTAATTTCATTGTCTATACCTTTACGGAAAGGCAATCCGTCTATAGCGGTACTATTCATTTGACCGTTAGATGTCCAGCTGTAGCTTTCAGGAACCTGCGGTGGACGCATAACCTGAGGCCAAGGAAATGATGTTTTCAACCAGTTGTACTGAACATAATAACCATCTCCAAAACCATAATCCTGCTGTGTAATTTGCTCTATGTTTGCCCCATCTGTAGTGTTGGTCCAAATTAAAGGTAATGTTGTTGTATAGTCTCTAACTTGAGGGTATGGTCTACCTTGTATGTTAGATCCGTCAGCCCCAACGATAGGGTTTAAAGCTATACTACCTGTATAGAACGGACCGCTTACAACATATGTAAAACGAGCGTAATCATCACCAAATTGTAGTTGTCCATCTGCTCCAACACTTAATCCGTCGTCAATTGCTTCTTCGTCTGTCATAAGACCATATTGACTAATAATTGAAGAGTTCATTGTAGCGTAAGGACCCCCAAAATCATCAGCACTATCTTCTCCATATCTTACCCCACCAACATATGCCTGGTAGCAATTACCATTGCCTATAGAATAATGAAGTTTTATATCGCTTTCGTCTGTATCCAAGTATATCTGAGCCGCTACAGATCCATGCGAACCATTCATGTGATTATCATATGCTGAATTTCCACCAGCTTGAGCGCCACCTGGCCCACCTTCACCATCCATAAGACTAAATCTAAAACGAGACTCACCGAGAACTGGTTTATACATATTTTCAAACTCACCTACAGATTCTTCATCCGCCCCAAATATCTCTGCGTGCGATTTAAACAGCGAAGATGAAGACACATCCATATACCCATAACAGTAAAGGTTAGGGTAAATAATACCACCTAATGAACCACTACCTATATAATTTAATCCATCTCCATTTAAATCAAACCCTATTATAAAATCTTTTCTACCCCGTGGTACAAAAATAGGGTCTGGAATGTTAAACTTTGACGCAAAACTATTAGAGTCCTCGTATGTTTGATTTGGGGTGTCTGAAAAAGGAAAAAATGGACCCCAAGGAGATGAATCTCCTAGGCCATATGTCCAATATTGTTGAAACGCTGGATCAGATGCAATCTCAGGACTTACAACCCACCAAGGTGATTGAGGGTCATGTCTCCTTATACATGTCATTATATCGTTTTGATCGATATCTATCTTAGATATACACAGCCTTAGGTGGTCTCTTTCGCCAGGATTAAGCTCATCAGGTTCAACGAGTTCAAGGTAAAAATCAACCTCTGCTCTGTTTATGATAAAGAACCCAACAGGAAGTAATCGTTGAGTAGTATTAAATTGTCCTGCTGCACCGTAACCTTCTCTCATTGCCCCTACACCTACAATAAGTTTATCGTAGTCAGTTCCTGGGCCTATTTGCTTAAACGTAAAATTAGGATTTGTCAAATCACTAGATTCATAGTTGTCATACCCTAAGCTAAGGTCATACTCATCTTTTGTTATCCTCGCAACATTTACAACTTCATCTACGTTTACTGTGTATCCATATGTAAGTGACCCTCCAGAGCCGTTATCAGCTCCAGCAAGAGCCTCAGTAATAGTTGTACCTATAATTTTTCTACCGTTGTACGCTATAGGTTGCGTAACCGTAAGCCTTACTCTAAACTCAAGAGGCTTACTTTTTATAATCAGAGGGTTTCCAGCGCTTGTTCCAAATCCAGCCTTAGGATCTGTTTCTATTTCTGGCACAAGTTGATTTTGTACAGCTCTCCATGTTGGTAAATTTATATCATAAGCACTTGTGTTTGAGTCTGGAGATATTGAAGGGTCTGTAGGCCCTTCTATTCCAACACCAAAATTTTTACCAAAATACTTCTGAGCCTGCTCCTCTAAGTATACAGATCCAGATTGCTCTGGAGTCCTGTAACCGCCGCTTGATCCTGCACCAGTTTCTTGATTTGAAGCCTGTGTTCCAGACTTATATGCTGGAAAATCTCCATCTCCATCATTATCAGCACCAGGTTGACCCTCACCACTATCAGAGTACATCAAGTTGTCTTGCTTAAGGGGGTATCTTCTGTATCCTCTTGCGTTTGCAGAATACTTACCCATATGCCTTGACTGATGATATGTTAGGCTAGTATCATGCGCTTGGTATATATGAAAGTTTTTATCTGGTTCATAATCTATAACTATATTTACGATAGTACCTTCTGATATTTGATTTGGTATCTCTGTAGTGTCAAGCTGAAAACCCACACACCTGTTTTCTCCGTAAGGTGTAGGCTCTATTGAAGCGTGCGTGCTTATAGTAAGATTTAGATAGTCTGGAGGTCTTTCGTTGTATATAACTCTAGAGTCACAATCTGTATTTATATTGTCAAAACCTTCTAGATAGTTTCCGTATATGAGGCGGTTCGATATAGCTGTTTGGGCTTGTGCTTTACGGGGTACATTATCAAATGTTTTGTTTACTTCTTGTGGGTTTACACCAGAAGCTACTCTGTCATTGTAAAACCTATAAAGCCTTTCATCAACATCCCAATTTTCTGTAAGTGACTCATTATTACCTACTTCATCTATTTCAAAAAAGTTAGTTGAGTTGCCATATCTCGCTAATAACCTTATGGTTTCTACTTCTGGACCAGCTTGAGGTATACTTAAAATACATACGTTATGAGCCAATATATCGCTTACATCAGCTGCACCTCTGTTTACAATAGAAGGCGGAAATGCTGCTTCTGAGTAAACCGATATAGCGCTTTCTGTTTTGTCTTGATATATGTGCTGATATGCAAACTGAAACCCAGGTGAAGCAGCAAAGTTGTTTGTAGATATTGATGAATCAGCATCAAATATAAAAGTTATTCTATCAAGAGGTACTTTAGGACATGCACATATAAAATCAGTAAGCTCTAACTCATTGCCATCTGTATATTCAGCGCCTGCAAGTGCGTCATTTTTTTCAAGTAACGCCCTGTATATGTTTATCTTTCTAGGTTCGTTTACATTATCTGTAAAGTACAATAATGCATCCTTCTCAAAGTCTATCTTTAAACCCTCATTGTTATCAAAATAAGTTCTGATGTCTTCATGCTTTTCAAATTCTGTTGTGTTAGTATACACAACGTCACCTTTAACAAAGCCATGTTGTGGGAAGTTGAATTGATTCGAGGTAAAAACTCTTCTTAAAGAGTTTGGTATACCGATAGGTTCTGTTTTTGATATAGGCAGCTTACCATACTTATCATAAGCCCATATGCCGTGATCTTCAGCAACTTGACTCCATACAAAAAAGTAACATATTTTTGTTTTACTGTCAGTTACGCTACCTATAACTTTAAGAACAGCGTCTTCTGATGCTGTTGGATAATCGTCTGGGGTCGCATAATCAACAGATTCATTACCTCTTACATTCTTTAACGTGCCTACATTACCTTCAGCGCCATCTCCGTCATCCGTGATATAAACATTAAGCGCATCGATCATGCTTGTTTTAGGGACAAGCCTGTAATCTGAACTTTTATCCAGAGCTCTAGGTGTAATTTTATCTATCATTAGAACTTAGGTGCCTGCATGAAGTTCTTACGTATTGTCTTAAGAGCTTCATCTTTTGTAAAGTGACTTAATCTAGCATTTGCTTTTCTTCTCTCATTGTAGTATTCTGTACGCGCTCTCGCCTTTTCATTAGCTGGTACGCTTGCTTTACGCTCTACAAGTTTATAATATATATAACATCTTAGAGCTTCTTCTGCGTAAACGTGAACCTCTGGGTCTGTAGATCTAGCTTCATCCGCCACATACTCCATAACAACCTCAGTAAAGTCAGAGTTAGCAGATATCTCTATTCTGTTTTGATCAAGGTTTATCCTAAACTCACCAGGCGCAGACCCACCGCCTACACCGTACAGCCTACCAAAACCTCCCTGAAATAAATAATTTTCGAACACAAAAGCATTAAACTCATCTACATCTCCAGTTGATGTGGCTGTTTTATCATCTTGTCTGTCGTTTATGAAGTTTGCTTCTATGTTAAGCGGTCCCTCTTCGCTGTCGTGTGTTTCGTTTGTTGCAGTTCCATTAGAGTCCACCTCATACTTTCTAGAATAGTTTAGATTACCATTCATTGTTAAAGCACGTATAACTCCGTCAGCACCAACTATTCCTATCTTGCTTACGTCTACGAAATCATCTGGTAAAATAATCGTATCGTTAGACTGAACAGTTAACTTTATAGATCTAATTTTTTTGCCAAGATCAAAACCTATTTCGCGTATACCCCTCAACGCAAAGTTACGTATAGCTATGTCCGATGCATTGCTTACGTAATCATCATCATCCATAGTGATGATGAAGTCACGTATAATCTGGCTTAGTTTTACTTTATTCATACTCATTACTCACTAGCTTCTTCTCTTGTTGCTGTTGCCTGAACGGATTGGTCTCTTAGACGTACACCCAATAGCTTAGCCATCTCATTTACCAACTCAGGTACACAATGATCTGGTAGCATAAAATCTCGACTACCTACTGGATTAAAAATAAGACTACCATCAAACTGTTCAAATGCGTTGTACGCTGGCTGCAGAGGTAGCTCATCTCTAGTACCCACTTCAAATGACGTTGGTTTTTTATAATACGTTACAATGATAGAGTCAATAGTACTTGGAAACACCTCTATCTCTCTACCTACTAACGCTACAGGAAAAGATTCTGTTGGTGTCGACAGGTTGCTACCAAGTATAGCGTTCATTTTACCCACATCGTACATTATCTCGCACATCACCCTTGAATCTACGCTTGTAAAATCAAAACTATTGTTAGATCGTATAGATATAATCCTTGACAGATCTTCAGGTCTGTTAAAAACATTATCAGAAGAGTTTATCGTAGCCTCTCTGACCATAAATGACAAATCCTCAAGCTTTAGTTTTCTTACAGATTTATCCCTACCCAGTTCGAAGTTTTGTCTAGATAGTTTTTTAGCCTCAATAAGCTCCGTAAAAAACTCATTGTAGATATTCATTTGAGCTAATGACGCTAATGAATTAAATATCTGAGGAGTAATAAATCCTTTCTGCTCCTTATTTGTCAGATCCTTTAGTGAGTTATATACTTGCTGTACGCTAGCCATACGACAAATATACGAAAAAGAAAAGCCGC